AACTACTAGGGTTAGCAAAGATACCAGAACGAGAACCAGCACTAGAAGACTGTCCCATCGCAGACAGTTATCTATTAGACGAACGACCGTTCCCGTTCTTACCCAGGAGTCGGGAAGTCTGGTTACTGTCCCCACAGCCGCTGGCATATCAATCACTGTGGAAAGAAAATTAGTTAATCAGTTCCAAGGATTCATTGACGACTTAGTTAAAATAGGGTATACTCCTAAACACATAGGTTGTTGGGCACCTGTCGGTACTCATGTCCCTAACTCTAACCACTACCATGGAGGAGCCTGTGACTTCGATCAAACCGGATGGGGGCGTACTGCAAATACCATGTACCATATCGGGGAGTTTGCTACCAAGTGGGGACTTCGAGATGGCTGTTCATTCCACAGGCCAGACTGTGGACATGTCGACGATGGTACAAATATTGGCTGGAAACATCCAGGTAATCTTATCGCTCGATACATTGACTTTCAAAATACCCCAATCTCCAGTGCTCAAAGACCCCCCACAACACTATCCCAGATCGTTCGATCCCCGGCAGTCTTAGATAACTTTGAGGAGTAGGACATGAACGTATCGCAGTACGTCTTAGATCGTAGAGCTAACCCGGAGTTGATGGATGAGAAAGATCATCAAAGACTTGCTCAGGCAGAAGAGAAACGATTAAGAAAACGTTTGAAAAGAAAGAAATGACTATCTCCTGGCGGGACCTATGTGCCCGAAGTTATTGAAGGAACTACGATCTGCCTTGCCACATCAAGGACCGACGGGTCTGGGCTGGGCAGGGAGCGAGATCAGTAACTAAAGAGCCGGTTGCCTGTCCTCGGCCCGGAGTCTAGAGAGGCCAGGAACTATAAGTATCGGATTTCTAGGAGATAGCATTGTCACATAAAAGTAGAAAGCGTCGAGACCAAAGACGGAGAGCCATTGAAAGAGTTCAATGGTGGAAAGACCACCGCAAAGCAGAAGCGGACCGAGCGTTTGAAGATTGGAAATTAATTAATGAACACTTATTAGAGATTAATCGACTTGAAATGCGTACTGGACATCGAGACCAATAAACTTTATGACCCGACAGAGATATGGGTTATTGTCTGTAAAGATATAGATACAGACAATTATTATATATTTAGAGAGGTTACAAAGAGTGAAGAAGAGAAGCAGCGTTTCCTTACATTTGCACAGGGCATTGACCTTTGGATTGGCCATAACATTATCGAGTTTGATTACCCTGTCCTCAGACGACTTCTGGACTTATCGGTACCTGACATCGCCCATAGAAGCATTGATACCCTTATTGTTAGCAGGTTGGTTAATTACACTAGAGAATACGGGCACTCTCTAGAATCATGGGGAATAGAGCTTGGTCTAGACAAAGTCTGGTTCAAGGACTTCTCTGCCTACTCGAAAGAGATGGAGGAGTATTGTGTACGAGACGTTGATGTTTGTCATAGGTTGTATCTACGCTTTCTGGATACTATCTCTGATCCTGCTTGGCGTCCAAGTATATCGCTTGAGCAGCAATTCCAACTCATTCTTAATAGCGTACATGATCGTGGCTTTGCTTTTAATTCTACCGATGCTATGGCCTTATTGGATCAAGTAAAAGGAGAGCTAAATGCACTCGACCACGAGATACAGGAAGCCTTCCCGGACAGACTACGATTGGTCAAAGAAGTTCATCCAAAACTTACCCGATACGGCACTCTACATAGAGGTGACTTCCGCTGGGTTAAGGGTGGTGATCTTACCGAATTCAACGGAGGGCCATTCAGTAGATGTAAGTGGGTTCCCTTCAATCCGGCTTCTCATAAGCAAGTTATTGAAGTTCTCGTTGATGCAGCATGGGCTCCCGTTGAGAAGACAGATACCCACATCCAAACCCTCCGAGAAATAAATAAGCTTAAAAGAAGTAAAGATCCAAAGAAAGTACTTGACTTAGAGAAATTATCTGCTAAACTAATTTCATTAGAGAAATATGGTTTTCGCGTTAACGAAAACAACCTCGCAACTCTCCCCGCCTCTGCCCCTCCTACTGCCCTCCTACTACATCGTAGGATCCTCCGTGAGTCCAGGCGTCGAACCCTGACCGAATGGCTTTCTCTCCTTTCCCCAAGCGGTCGAATTCACTGTGAGTTCCAAGGGATCGGTGCCTGGACCATGAGGATGGCTCATCAGAAGCCTAACCTCGCCAACATCCCTAATGAGTTTGTCAATTCTACGGGGGCTGTCAAGTATCTAGGCAAGGAGTTACGGTCCTTATGGACTCATACTCCAGGTAGAATACTATGGGGGGTAGATGCAGATAGTATTCAATTCAGAGTAGCTGCACATTACATTAACGACAAGAATTTAACTGAGAGAATTGTCAATGGACGAAAAGCTGATAAAACCGATACCCATTCCTTTAATCAAAGACTCCTCGGCAAGGCTTGCAAGTCTAGACAAGCGGCTAAACAATTCCTTTACTCTGCCTTTCTTGGTGCAGGCATTGGCAAACTTAGTGAAATTCTGGACTCCACAGAAAGGGAAGCAGAAAAGGCTCTCGCTGTCCTGCTCAGAGAATATCCTGGGATTGACTACGTTAAGCGAGAAGTCGCTACAAGTGACGCTAAACAAGGATATTTTATTGGCCTCGACGGACGACGAGTTCCAATTCCAGGAGATACAATTGGAGAAAGAAAACACCTTGCACCCAGTGGATACCTCCAGTGTGGAGAAGCCATTGTCATTAAGACAGCGGCGTGCCATTGCGCACCTAAGCTCGAAGTCTTAGATAGTTTCTTAGTAGATATAGTTCATGATGAATACCAGGGCGAGTCTCCTAATAAAGAGATTGCTTTAGAAGCTTGTCAAATAGTCTCGGACTCAATCGCATGGGCAGGTGAAGAACTTAAGCTTCATTGTCCGATGAAAGGGAGCTTTTACGATGAAGACCATCAACGTTATACAATTGGTTCGTGTTGGTATTCGACGCATTAACTGTCTTCCTAAGAAACGGTTCGAAGACATTAAGGCAGCTTCGAAGGAATGTGAACTTGCCTATTATGCTTCGGAGAAAGTACTGACAATTACCCGTTGTCCATTTTGCAACGGCTACCATTTAACCAGTAGAAGGAAGTAAGAATGCTTGCAACTGACTTAACATTAGACGAAGAGACTACTATTCGGCATGTCTTGCACGATTGGGGTCTTCAAGATGCATACTTCTATGCAGATTATGATAAAGTAGAAGCATTGAAAAAGAAGTTGGAGATTGATTCATGAGAATTGCAGACCAGTTGAGTGAAGACCTGTGCATTTATGGGCATGCATTCTGTACTAAGATTGATGAACCTGATCTATTTCAGATCGAACGTATTCCGCCATCTATTATTCTGGGAGGTTTCTATTATGCCTAAGTATGAAGTTGAGTTGTCCGGTTCTGTAGTTGTCGATGCTCCGTCTGAGGTCGATGCCGAAGACTTGGCCATGAACCTGATCCATGGCGATATTTCTGTCTGGGCCAATACCGAAGCAGAGATTGAATTTGATGTTAATGCAGTTAAGGAGATTGATTAATCAGTATGTCTACCCAGTCATTTAAGTTTACAGGTAAGGTCAAGTGGTGTCGTCCAGACCAGACGAACGAGTGGGGCAAGTTCTCCACTCGTTTCTACCCTGATAATAAATCATTAGAAGAGATGAAGAAGCTTGCCATTAAGAACACATGGAGTACAGACGAAGACGGAGAATTCACTAACGTCTCTTGTCCTAAGGAAAAGGACTATAGAGGACGTAAGATAATTAATAAGATTGTAGTCATAGGTCCAGATGGCAATGACCACTACTCTGATGTCCATGGCTTTGTCGGAGATGGATCTGATGTTGAGTTATGGATTGACTACTACGACCACCCTATTGCAGGGAGTATGCGTCGTGGACATGCCATTAAGTGGACTGGAATGAAGATTATTAACTTAGCCCCTCCGTATACTAAAGAACAAGAAGTTAAACCAATGCCTGAGTGGGGGGAACAGGCAGTTATGGTTCCATGATTTGGTTAGGTCCTTTACCAGTGGAAGAAAGTAAGCGTAATGGCGAGCCTTGCCTGGACTATTAAAGGACCTTTCCATTAACACAGAGGGACATCGGCATGATGAAAAAGCAGAAGTCCCACTTACAGGAGTTTATTATGGGCAGGAAGAATAGGTTCACAAACACCACCTTGGCCGGCGCAGATGAGATGTTCTACGCCGTGACAATGGACAATGGAAAGAGCAGCCCTGCTCTTAATGCCAAGCAAGAGGTCTTGGATTGGTTGGATGAACATTTCGTTAATACAGTGACTGATGTCAGTCAGATCACAGTCAAGAGAAAGAAGAGGAAGTCTGCCTTACTCCGAGAAGCAGAGCGAGCGTCAGAGATCGCTATCTTGGAGAGGAGACTAGAGTTCCTCAAGGAACAGCCTCCTGTCTTCAAAGAAGGATCGGAGGCCATGTAATCCGGCTGAGTACCAGCCCGGCTGTTGACCGGTGATTGGGAGAGTCGACCGCGATGACCTGCTAACGCGGAGAAGACAAGGTAGCAATACCAAAGTAGGATGGAAAGGGACACTCTGATGTCTGTGGTTCCGCCACGCACTACAGTGGAAAGTCCTAGCTGAGGGCGGCCGTCTCCTTAAGTGGCCTGGTCGGAAGACTACGGCACATCAGCGTCTCTAGTCCATATAGAGATCCAGGTAGGTTGCAAAGATTGATGACATGTCCGCTTTGTTGATGATGCGCAAATCGACAGAGAAGTAGCAAACAGCCCGTATGGCGTCCGGTTCGACTCCGGTTCGTTGAGGTAAACCCATACGAAGATCTTATAGGCGGTCCAGATTAAGGCCAAGAGGCACGATACTGGCTAGGCCTAGGATACTAACTCGATGTCGAAACCTGAGTATAACCTAAGTAGTCCCTGATCCGGGGACGTAAGTTCCGAAAGTACGAGTGCACAGTAGGTTCAATTCCTTACTCCATGAACTGGAGACTGGCGGTGCATAGAAGGTAGTCAAAGAGAACTCCATCCTTTGGGTAGAGGCTTTGACATGACGAATAGGAACGTGGGTTGATTGCCAGTCCTGAATAGACTGGACTGAGGGTCATATTCCCTCTACATCCGAGTTCATCGACTAGAGAAAGTAGAGGCAGCTGAGTTGTCTCTGTCAGCAAGCTGTCCCGAGAGATAAAGAGGCCCCTAAAGGCTGCATGTTAAGTCCTATGCTAATCCCTGGGGAAGGGAGCATACCTGGTAGGCACATGATCCTCGTACTAATTCTACGTCAGTTCTTATCCGTCTGGTTAGAGATGCTAAACAGAATGGATTAAGGGACGAAGCTGTATCAACTATACAGAGAGGTGACCTGACATGACTAGGAACCTTCTTCGCCCCATCAGACCACCCTAAGTTAACTTGGGGATGGGACCTTCAGAAAGGAATTCATGACTTTAGAAGAACAAACTAAACATCTTCTTGCTACTCACAAAGGCATAGGTATGATCCCTCCTTTCTATGCAGAGACGGCTAGTGTAAAAGAAGATCAGAGCTGGCCTTATTGGATAATTAGAAATAAGTCTTGTAATTCTTTTGGATGTTTCTTTTCAAGAGTTGATGCAGAAGCTTTAGCTCCTATGTTAAATAAGCTTACCAAGGCCCAATAATAATGGAGAAGAACAATGGGCAGGTGGCATTACGAACCCTATGATGAAGATGATGATTATCGTCCTCGTCGTAATAGACCTAGAGTAGAGATTCCTCCTGGTGTAGATCCTATTAGAATTATGGAGTTTATGGATCGAGTCCAGAGACGTAAATCCAAAGAACCTAAGAAAGAGGAAAAGAAGAAGGAGTTAGCCAAAGAAGCCTTATGGTATTTCCAGGCTGCATGTATTCTATATTTCCTGTCTCCGCCCATAGCTGCCTTACATCAGCTTATTGCAACTCTAACTACATCGGCACTTAAATAACTTGAAATCAATTACTACTCTTATAACAGATATCTACCAAGTCTTGGAGGCTAGAGATGGAAACTTCTCTCCTGAGATTGTTAGTGACTTATCCTCGGGTATCTCTAGCCGCCTTCACGGACAGTTGGGTGAAAGACCCGAAGGGCAGAAGGCTGCTCTCAGACTGTCAGCTATGGGTCCAAAATGTCCAAAGGCTCTCTGGTACTCTATACATCACCCAGAACTTGCCGAGCCTCTACCGCCGTGGGTCCACGCTAAATTCTCGTTTGGACACATACTTGAGGCATTCGGGATAGCTCTATGTAAAGCAGCAGGACACACAGTCACAGGAGAGCAAGATGAACTCTGGGTGGACGGTGTGGCCGGCCATAGAGACGCTGTGGTGGATGGCTGTATTGTGGATTTCAAGTCTTGTAACAGTCGTTCTTTTGAGACTATTAAACGTAAACAGATGGTTAACGATCCTTTTCTTTCTAGCTATCTGGACCAGATGGACGGATATCTGGTGGGCTCACTTGAAGACCCTCTTGTTACAGTAAAGGATAAGGGGTATATATTTGCCATTGATAAAACATTAGGACATATGTGCTTATATGAACATTGCATTAGGGAGTCATCAATTAGGGAGCGCATTGGACGATCTAAGTGGATCGTTGCTCAACCTAGCCCGCCTGACTGTACTTGTGGAGTTCAGCCAGACGGAGAAAGCGGAAATATTAGACTTGACGCAAAAGCTAGTTACTCTAACTTCAAACATTCTTGTTTCCCGCATCTTAGAACCTTCTTATATTCAGAAGGACCTAGATACTTAACAGTAGTAAAACGGAGACCTGCCGATCATGTCCGAGAGATCGACGCCAAAGGCAACACTGTCTACCATTAACGGTGCCTTTACTATTACTGGCTCTGTAGAACAGGTCATGAAGACAGGAGAAGAGTTTGAGAAGTTCATGGAAGACTTAAGGAAAGAAGGCCTTAAGATTAAACAATTTAGGTATGATGTAAATTTAAGTGATAAAGAAGAAGAAAACTAGAAATCGTTTCGAAGCTAAGATTGAAAGACAGCTTAAGAGAAGTAGAATTGTATTTAAGTACGAGACTGAACGTATCCCTTACATTCTAGCACGGCACTATGTCCCTGATTTCATCCTTACTACACCGACGGGCAAAGTGTACATAGAGTGTAAGGGATACCTAAGACCCGAAGATAAGTGTAAACTAATTGCTGTTAAGAAATATAACCCTCATCTAGATATCAGGATAGTATTCTATGAGTCCAGGAAGAAGTACATAGCCTGGGCTGAACGTGCAGGGTTTAGATGGTCAATAGGGATTGTCCCTAAAGATTGGTTGGTCGGGCTATGAAGTTAAAGAATTGGATTTATACACAAATGTGTGTAGCTGCTGAACAAAACGACAAGAAAAGACTTACTGAACTGTGGAAGATGAAAGAGGCACGTCCTGATCTTTATCCTGAATTAAAGGAATGGTCTAATGGAAGGTAGTCATGTTGCTTATTTCTTTGCAGGAGTTATTACCTGCTTCATTGTCCTACTCTTAGTAGGTTTATATTTAGGTGTATAGTTATGATTAAACATCCTCAGACTAGAGCAGAGAGATTAAGGTTAAAGAAATTACATGAGAAGAAACACAGGCCAGAAGACGCAGCCCCCTCGGAAGGAGCGCGACCAGATGAAGCCGATCAGGAAGATCTCAGTAGTTAAAGAAGCATTCCCTACTTTCGTCGATAGAGAGACTTTAGCTGATTTACTTCATGTCCATTGGTCTTCTATGAAGGTCATAGGAGATGATGATGAAGTAGAGATAATTGAGAACCTTCCTCAAATGATCAATGTCAAGATAACCATTAAGAAAGGTAAAGATAGCCGGTCTAGGTATCGAGTGTTGAATGACGGAACGTGAAAGAGTCTATAAGAAAGGCTCCCCAGGAAGTGAGTACGACTCATACCACGGGAAGCCAGAGCAGATTAAGCGTAGAGCTGAGCGTAATGCAGCTAGACGTAAAGCAGTTAAGTCTGGTAGAGTGCGTCCAGGAGACGGTAAGGAGGTCGACCATAGCGGTAGTCACCGTAAAGGCTCCCTAGCTAGGGTACGTACTCATATTGTTCCTAGAGTAGTTAATAGACGTAGGCAACCTAAGAGGTCTTAACATGTCAGAGAAGGTCGCAGATCAAGTAGCCGAAGACATCAAAGGCATGAACCCTGATGTCAAGACTGCACTGGTTGATGCTCTGGTTGACAGAGAGAAGGTCAAGAGGGTTGATGCTCTGGTCATATGCTATGACAAGTGGCAGAAGCTTCGCGGAGAGATGCGCAAGGCTGAGCGCCCGGACAATGTCACCATGGACAAAGACGGCAAGGTAGTCTCTGAGAGTTTCTCTAAGAAGGCTTATGAAGCCTTAAAGACTCTTCGTGAGAAGGCTGATAAGATTGCCAAGGCCATCGAGAAGGCTCTGAACGGAGATGTCAGCGATGCCTACAATATTGCAAGAGATAAGGGAGACGGTGGAGAGAAGGGTAAGGCAGGAACTGATACCTCTGCTACTGAAGAAAGCAATTGACAGACACACAGGACGCGGCATTAACTATGCCTGCGACTGTGAGTTCTGTATTGCTAAGAGGGAACATACCAAAATCATAGGTACTGCGCATTACTTAATGCGTAGAGCGACTAGCAGACCAGCTTCCTTGCATGCTTATATGATTGATCCTTACGCCATGGAAAACTGGATATGGATGCTTCGCAGAGGCGCAAGGAGAATAGCCCGAGAAGAACTCAAACAACTGAAGGAAAAGTAATGGATACCAAAGAGACAGAACTCCCTGAGATCCCAGAGTCGTTGAGACGAGTTCCCTTAGAACTGGAGATTATTCCAGATGCCGCCATCGAGATAGAACGACAGTTCGTCACTGTCGAGGAAGAAGGCGGGATTCCCGTAAATAAGGAGTAATTAGATGCGTGGAAATTCTATCAATGACGTTATTGAGAATAGTTTCATTGCCTTTGACACTTGCGCTAAGCAGGCGTCTTTGCAGAAGTGCATAGAAGCACTTCCAAGAAAAGGAAACGATAACATGTACGTCGAACAGAACATGACTGTCAAGGAGAAGACCACCGAGGATACTCGTCGGGAGCATTTCCTGAGTGAGATCAGCAGCATCTTCAACAAGAAGAATATGGAGCTTCGTGAGAAGTTTGGTCTGGATGTTGCAAAACATCCGACGTCTCCTAAGGAGCTTGTCGAGTGGATCAAGTCTGGGAACTATACGTTCATCAAGAGCTATGATCCGGACGATGACGAAGAGACTTGGTGTCGGTATGAGAACCCAATGCATGGGTTCCGTTGGACCAAGGTCAAGGAAGATCGCAAGGGCTATGATGCTGCCCGTGAACTTCTGGATGCCGAGCATTCCAAGTTCAAGAACGAGATCTGGGCTGAGGTCGAGCCTGCGAACTTCATCAAGATCCTGGAGAAGTTCGAGAAGTCCAAGCTTCATTGACACTGGACCACCTGGTCCTCCCTCGTGGGGTGAGTCCAGATAAGGTCTGTTTGTCCTAGGGAAGGTTTGAATACCTGACGATCTAGGAAAGCAGATAAGCTAAAGGCCCCTGTCCTTACGGATGGGGGCCTTTTTTATTGTCTTGTAGCTTCTGGAGTCTATTTGGGTGCGTTTAACTGTCTACTTCTAGGCACATCCTCTGTCGATCTAGGAGACCTAAATGCTCTTTCATATTCATTGAAGTCTCTACGAGTCTGTACATTACGAGACTCTACTTCACCGCTTACATTACGATAAGCCTCATAAGCTGCATCTGTTCTTTCAAAACTTGGTGCATATTGTTTAGTTCTACGTAAAGCTTCATCTACATAAGGATTCATTCTTCTGGGAGAGGCCCCTTGTATAAAGCCTTCTTTTCTTTGGATAATATGCTGTATTTCATGTAATAAAGCTGATCGAGTTGCTTCTTCACCCATATTACTTAAGTAGATTGTCTTACTATCTACACTAACTCCTGCTATAGTATTTGGATACCTAGCAGGCATCGTATAAACTTGAATGTCTTTCAACTCTGGATATGCTTTAAATAGTTCAGGATGATGGAATACTTCATTCAATTTCATAATTGGATCAAACATAGTTTGAGTATGAATGTCTCTAAATGCAGGCTTCATACGAGAATTAATATCAGGAATCTCAAACCTAGGCTTACCTTCTGCACCTGCCCACCACTTCTCTGCACTAGCTGCAGTCTTAGCATTTATTCCGCCAAATAATCCTAAGGCAGTCTGTGCATCTGGGTTTGTTAAAGCATGCGAAAGACTTTCACCCGGAGGATTAAGTCCTGCTTCTTTAGCTACTCCGAATAATCCTTTACTTGCAAATGCAGGAAGAGCGTGCTTCATAACATCTATTGTGCTCTCAGCCACATTGCCTTTAGGCGGTGTTCCAAACTCTCTGCCTAATTCAGCCTCATCTAGACCATGCTTTGTCGTATGAGCGTCTGGGTGCCTAGGACGGTCTGTCGGCTCTGCCGCTATACTAGCTGCATCTCTCCAGTGCTGCTTATAGTCTTCTAGGCCCTTCTCTCCGTACTCTGCGGTGACAGCAGCAGACTCTCTGGCAGTAGACCAGTCATGGGCCTTATGGTAAGCATCTTGAGAAGACATACCATTCTTGACTAAGTCATTCATGTAGTCATTCTCATAAGCCTCGTGGTTCCAGAGATGCTTCTCGTACCTTGGGTTAGGAGGTATACGATGGTCTATGGCCATACCGTACATCTGCCCGTCTTTATCTGTCAGGGCAGACGCTACAAGGGGCACATGATGCCCTCTATCGATCGTAGCCCCAGGTGTGATAGGAACGGCAGATTTAGACTCACCAGCGGGCTTCCTAGAGGCTTTATCACCCTCTTTATCATCGACAACATGATTGCCGATTTCTACGTCAAAGTCCTCTTCATACTGCTTACCTGTAGACGAGCCGATCATTGTCCCTTAAAACCTACGCCGCCTTGATACGAAGCTCTGATAGCTCCTAGCATCTTCCAAATCATACTTCCTTCTTCAGAAGGATAACTCTCTTTGAGATGCTGATAAAGAAGTACGGATGGGTCTACAGTACCTTTAGGATCATGTTGATCGACTACTACAAGTCTATGAAGATTGGCTGCAACCTGATCAAATTGCATCTTAGCTGATCTAGATGTGCCGGGTCCTTGCGCCTTACTTGAAAAGGTCCCCTCTTTATTATTATAATAGACATCCAATCCTTCCGGACGAGACTCCCGGGTCTTTGGATTAAATGGTACTTGAGCCGCTGTTAAGTACTCATGCGGCATCATTACCGCTACATTAGTTGCTACAGAGTTTCTGAGATGTTCATAGAGTTCTGGCTTATCTTTAGCCATCTTCTCTACCATCTTAACATTTGCATCTGAGTACATCTGATCGTAGACAAACTGTCTACCTTTAGCTGTACCGCCCCTATAGTTACGAATCTTCTCGTCGTTTATAAAGGCCTGTAAATACTTAGCTCCATCAGGATCACCAAATACATTATTAATTAATGCTTCTCTAGCTGCAGGGGCTATTGCATCTTTACCTGTCTTTCCAAGAAGTGGAATCATATCCGCCATAGCTCCATGGAAAGCTGGCGAAACATTCTTATGTAGAGCCTCCTCTTGCATTTCTGAGAAAGGTCTACCACCTAATGTAGGAGGAGTAGTAGCATCAATCATTTGTTTAGACAGATAAGGAACTAAAGCAGATTCTACTTTATTAGCTGCTTGTGTAACTTCTTGATACAAAGTAGGATCTGTTTTTCTAAGAGTTTCTCTACGTTGTATGGTAGATCCGTACTGTTTATCTGTCATAAGAACATTCAAGTCATCTTCTGCTCTGCCTTTATTCATCTCAAAATGACGCTTAGCAGCAGCATAGTTTCCTTCAGTTAAAGCATTCCCATAAGGATCCCAGAACATCTTACGTTCTGTCTCTACTTGTTGCTCTATTTGTTTATCAGTTATTTGAGAACGTACGTCTTCATCTATTGCACTGGTTGTCGGCCCCCCAGAAGACTTAGTATTTAAAGCATCCCTAATTTGTTTAGTTCTTGCGACCATGGCTGCTTCGCCTTGAGATTTAAACCAAGAACCAACTGCAGTCGCTTCCTCATCTCCCATATCTGGAATCTTCTCTCCGCGTTCTATAGCCTGAGCATCTGCATTCCACTTAGGATTATGCAAATCAATAGACATAGCTAACCCATGCCCAGCTGCATTCCACCAATGCTTTGAAGAAGAAGACGCATACTGCTGAAATGCTTTATCCTCTACTTCTTTACTAACTTGCATCTGGTCTCTTTGTGCTCTAGAATTAGCTGCATATTCTTGAGTATCGTGGTCAGCAGCCATATTCTCATTTAGCCACTTTAGAGCCATAGGACCATTCAAGTCTGGGTTCTTCTTATAGGCAGCGTAGATATTATCAAACCCATGATATTTAAGACCATTAGTCATAAGGTGAGTTTCTAAAGAATCTCTCTTAGCTTGCTTACCGGCTATGAAGCTATCAATGTCTCCAATAACAGAACGAATATATTGATTAGCTGAGTCACGTCCAGTTACCCGTTTAAACTCTTCATCTACATATTGCCTAAACCCAGGATACTTACCTCGTATTTCTTTAGCCAATGCAGTAAGACGAGCATCATAATCAGTCTGAGACAACTTACCATTCTGTCTAGCACTATCTAATGTCCCTAAGGTTCTAGGTAAACCTTTGACATCATGAGGAGCATCTCTGCCTAAAGGATCCGGAGTATCTCGTCCTTGAAGAGCTTGGTCTGCAGAATGTAATTGACCAATATATGCATCACGCACAGGATCTACAGCAGCATATATACTATTCTGAATACCCTTCTCGTAAGCTGCAGTAATACCTTGTACGCCTTCTCGCACTGCAGACCCACCTGCTTGTAAGGCACTCCCAATCGCCTTGCCTTTTATTTCACCGGAGATATCAGGCTTAGGCTCAGAGGTAGGTCTAGACCAAAAATATGGTTGGTCAGGTTGACCTTGTACGGGAGTAGCTATGTCTGCCATTACTGGACCCTCTGCTGTTTCATCTCTTGTATTTTATTATACATATTCTGTTGTCGTTCTCGATCTGCATCAGGCATACGAGGATCATGAGCATAAGACCATTGTATCCGGTCAACTAAAGGTTGGCTCTCTCCTGCAATCCTAGCGATAGCTCTAGCTCGCTCTTGCATAGGCATCATCTGTAGTAATATAGCTGCGTTCTTACCATATGCATCTGCTTGGTCAGGGTTATTATCTACCATAGCTTGGAAGTATCTTTGCATTACTTGAGAGTACTGTCTAAAAGCCAGACCCTCCATCTTTCTTCGTTCAGAAATAGTCTGTGTCTGTTTATAAATATCTGCTACTGATTGATCTGATAGACCTGTTATCCCAGACAATATTCCCCACTCAGGGGAAGTAGACTCTAAGTAAGTTCCATTACGAGACATAAACTTACCTGTCTCTGCAGCCATATACGCACGCCAAGCATAGTTAACTGAAGATACTTCAGATAACATCTGTATCCAGTCTTGCGGAGTGATGTTGTAAGGTGCTTCACCTTTGAGCATATTCATCATAGCCAGTCTAAATGGTGAACTATTTGCCCAAGTATTAGATAGGGTACTAAATGCAGCACCGCCAAAGAACTCCCAGACTGTTGAGTCTTGGTCTAATGTCCTTTCAATAACTTCTAAGTCTTTTGCCCCGTAAGATTCTCCTAGATTCGGTACGTGTCCTGTAAGCGCCCCAGATGTTGCTGCAGGTATACCTTCCATTATTGCTGTCGAGAGGAAGTTATAGCCTGGCACATACTCACTGAGTCCTGGCACGTTTCCTTTATCAACTTGTGATCGTAATAGAGAAGAGAGGCCAAATATGCCGCCAGCAGTAGGAGCGCCAAAGATACCCATATATCCAAAGAACAGCCTTGCTTTCTCCGGGTTCGATAATCGTTTTCCAGTCAACAACTCCGCTATTCTAAGGTTATAAGAAGAGAACTGTGCTCCGAAAGTCATGACCCCTTTCTGGATACTAGACGTAGAAGCCCTAGACATATTGTGAGAAAGGTCATTAGCTCTTAGAAGGATCTTCTCTATATCCTTTCTAGCTAAGGGACCCGTAGGGTTTAAATCTCTATATTCTTTAAAGGCTGTATACCAAGAAGCAGTCTTAAGAGATTGAACACCTTTCTTGAATGGTGTCATACCTAAGTCTAAGAACTGACTCCATTTATTAGAAATTAAACTAGTCTTTGTAGGATCATCTAATAGAGCTATTTGACCAGACTCGACATGAAAATAATTAGTACTTAGCCCAGCTTGATGCGCTTCTAACCATTCACCTGGCTTCCAACCCATCTTAGAAGCTCTTTCATCTAAGTGAGCTAATACAGCAGGATCTCGATTAAGAGCAGTCCATCCATGAAACATAGCTCCAGACATTCCCTGTCCTGCGTACTTAGGCGCTATTAAGGCAGCGTTTACGAAAGTAGCAAAATGGATTAAGAATTGTCTAGGAGAGAAGAATCCCATCTTAGTATTATATAGAACAGACCTTAAGAACCTAGGTCCATCAGACAAAGCAGACAGCCTCCACAAAGGCTCTAGTTTAAGTGCCTTAGGGCCATACTTACCATAGATAGAATCAGAGATATGTTGTTCTAATGAATGTAGATAAGTATCCATCTTACTAGGGACACCTACGAAAGCTTTGATCTTCATTCTATCTGCTTCTAAGGCAGATGCTACATTACCTGGTGTTGCGGAACTAAGACGCCCATGTTGAAAGTAATAATGTGGAGAAAGCCTTAACGCTGCGTCAGTATCTTCTTTACCTCTGTTCAAATATTCCGCTGCACCTACAAGCTTAGTAGGATCCGCTGCACTAGGAACATGGGCTCCATGAAGCCAATCCCTAACTGCAGAGAACTTATAATCATCCATGAATAAACTATTAATGATACGGCCTAAGCCTCTGTTCATCATAGCTATGCCGTCTATATAAGGATCTTGCTGCGTCTTAAATATAGGATTATACTTAGTACCTACATCCCTAAGCCCTTCAAAGTCAAAAGAATCTCTCTCACCTGTAAACTGTACGGCTTGAGAACGTGCAGGATTACCTGTTTTGGTTCCGTCTATTAACCCGCCTAAGTCTTTGTACCTGTCTTGAAGAACACTTTGTCCCATATCCATCAAGCTCTTATCTTTAGATCTAGCTTGAATAGGCTCCCTTAGGTTTAGACGAGGAGGAACTACTTTACCTTTTATATCCCTTGTCGGATCAAACGCACCCCAGACTTTCTTAAAATCCATACCGGCAACGATATTTTTACTCCAGAACGCTCTGGCACCTTCTTCATCATTTGCAATCTTAAATAAACGCATCTGGTCCAAGACCTTAGATGCTATTAAAGCCTGCCCGTGGTGCATGACCCCAAAGAGATTGTTATCCCTTAGGTATATAAATCTTTTAGTTATAGGGTTCTGGTGAACATGCGCTTGGCTTATGTAGTGATCGTATTCACGGTCTAAATGACCACCTTCGGTACGACCTAGTTTACCCCAAGATAAACCTCTGTCTTTAGCATTATAAGATAAAACATATTGTACTCTATCCGTTTCCCCTACTCCGAAATGACCGGCAAGCTCATTTAAGTCTGTATTCCAGACTTTAATTAACTGGGCTTTACCAGTGCTAATATCATTCTGGATATCTTCATAGTTAAACTTATTGGCAGCCTGTACTTTACCTTCGCCCTTACTAGGAATATGAGCTACAATTGCATCTGGGCTGCGAGGAAATACTTGCTCTCTCTTGCCTGTCACCCAAGGAGATTTAAGTTGATCTGTCTCTCCTTTAGAACTGAACTGCCATTCTTGATTGCCATCTTGTAAGGCATTTCTATGTAAGGCTACTTCTCTAAACCAGTAGTCGGCTTCCATAGCTCCTCTGAATTCAAAATATGCTTGAGTAGTTCTCTCTGAAGGTAGGCCTCCTTCTAGACGTAGGTAAGAATCATTAAACTCATTAATATCCTTAAAGAAGTAACCCATCTTCCCGAGTTCTTTATTAGGAATATTCTGTCCGGCAGCTATAATTCTCTTTAATGCTGTAGCTTCCTTTCTAGATAGTTTAGGAATAGTGGAAGTATAGTCAGACATAAACGAATAGAACTTAGAAGGACCTTCAGTAGCGATCAACCTCTTAGCTCTCTGATCAGTAGACATAGAATTCTCAGGAGTACTTACCCAGTCAAAGAATGCCTTAATAGGGCCCCAAGGAGCTTTAGACTCTGCGGTGCTCCCTATAAACTGCTGCATAATCGGCTTATTCAAATCTACTGGAAGATATTTAGCTACATACCAACCACCATTCTCGCTCTCGACAGTAGCTCCAGAAGTAGTAATCTTACGCTCTTGTTTAAGAGAAGTAGGATCTACTTCCTGTTTAGATAATTCAATACTAGCATGATCCGCCCAACTTCTAGCCTTAGCCTCTCCATCTACTCCAGTAAAGAACCCTCCATCGCTTTCACCTAAGATCATCTTAGCATAATAAGTATTGGTTATAGGTTCATGAACTATGTCTTGAAGATTAATAACATGCGAATCTAACTCAGGGTTCTCTTTCCTAATTAGATCTAGGACAGCTCGCTTAGCTAAAGGATTACCTGTAAGTTCTGAACTTAGATCAGGACGTAGCTGACTTCCTAAAAGATCTCCTAGTTGAGTTCCCATATTCTCTAGACGCTCTCTAATTCTAATTAGAGCGTCTCTGCCTACATTACCTGCAGCAGAACCCATTGTATCTGCAATTCTTTTGAATGCAGAGGCCATGTCATCTTTAGCTTGCTGGGTAGGATTAAACTTACCTAAGACTTTAAGCTCATCTTCCTTTACTGACTGCTGTACTGCCGCTTCAGGTAAATCTCCAGTAGATAAAGGTTTAGCTACTTCAGGACTTATAGTCCAAGGAGCTTTACCTTGTTGTTGTTGCTGAAGTTGAGGAACCATTCTTTCTTCAGAAGCATCATGAATAGGACCTTCATCCCCCATCTGTACTTCAGGTATTTTAGTAACTGTATCTGGAAGACCTTGCGAAGCTGTAGCGTATTGAGCTACCTCATCAGTTGCCTCTTTCCCGACACCGACATGTTTAGATAACTCTTCAGCATCCTTTGCAGCCTGGGCCGCATGTGCAAACTTAACCGTAAGCTTTAATGCTTTGCTGGCAGTCGAAGCTAAGCCACCGCCAATCATAGCAGCAGTCCAGAAGTTATCCCAATTAGGAGACTCAGAGTTTAAGACATAAGATAAGAACTTATGTTGTAAGTCAGGATTACCTTTAAGGCTCTCTAATGTTTTATCTAGTTTAGCCGTAAAGCCTTCTAAGTAAGGTTCTGAATTAATTGCATCTGCTTGTTCTTTTATGTCAGAGCCTAACATTCTTAAGGCAAAAGTATTAGCTCCGGCAGTATTACCTCTAAGTTTAAATTCATTATAAGGTTGGAACATTTCTAAAGCCTGGTCTACCCCCCAGCCTATCCAACTCTGATTCTTTAGAGTATCGCTGACGCCTTCAAGTTTAGTTAAAGCATATTGTCTTTTAGATATAGAGTCCTTCGTAAACCTATGAAGCTCTTCTGCATGAGTCGGAAGCTGTTTATAAATATCTGCCATAATACCATCCGGGTCATCTCTCTTAAAGAGATCCGCAGTAAAGCCATTGGCAAATGATTTCTCAATTACAGTAGAGGGATTAGTAGGTTCAGGACTTTGTAATAATTCTTTAGGAAGTGGTTGTCCTTTTTGAGCTAGATCCTGTATAGCCCCAACTCTAGCCTTCTCATTAAAGTTATCTACAGCCAAAGCTGATTTAGTTCTAAATTCATCTTCTCCGCCTGGTTGTGCAATCTGAGCAGCAATCTCGGGTTGCTTCATATCCATAAGTACAGATAGACCCACAGCAGCTCTTGTTCCTCTATTCTGTGCAGTTGTAGGAAGAGGCGGCGGAGTATCACTTGAAGGAATAGCTATTCCCGGAGCTGTAGGCTGAGCCGGTGGTTGAATGTTGATCGGATCTTGATCCATTAATATAAACCGCCTGTCGCTCCAAAAGACATGCCTTGTGATGTAGATGTCTGTGATCCTTGCCAAGAAGGATCTTGTTTATTTCCAAAGAAGTTACCTAGAATATTACCTAAAGGTCCTGCAGAGTTAGCCAGTGAGCCTCCTAAGGCCCCTATCCCCTGAAACATACTAGATTGACCTTGAAGAGTATTCATCTGTCCTTGTAGACCGGCCATCTGTATCTGGTTCTGGCTCTGTTGACCTTGTAACCCGAAGAGTTGATTACCTATGGCTAAGTTCTGATTTACACCTTGTAGGTTATAAGCTCCGCCTGAAGCGGCTCCTTGCTGACCAGCTTGAACTCCAGTTCCTGAAGTACCTCCAGTCTGGGCTACGCCTGCAGATAGATTACGAGCAGCAGTCATCTGTGCAGTTCGGACATCTTGTGTCTGCTGTCTACGAGCTGATATCTGCATCGCTAATTGACGTTGAGCATTCTCCTGTATCTGTAGTTGAGTATTCTGCTGAGATAGAGCAGTTTCTTGTTGAGATATACCTGCTTCTTGACTGGCAGCCCCAAAAGCACCTCCAGCTCCGAAGAGCTGCATACCTAAACCTGCAATACCAATAGCTGCTGTAATAGGGTCCATTATTGTATACCTATGGTGTCAAGGACACTCCAACCAGCAAAGCTAAAGGGCTTGCCTGTAACTGAAGTTATATTATACTGGAGGACATAGCCATTGCCTCTTATTCTTATTCTCCGTAAGTCCTTAGAATAAAATGGTTTGTTTCCTATAATAATCTGTTCTGTTGAAAATCTATTAGACGCTGGAGTAGCGGCAAAATCCCAAATACCTTGTATCTTATATTGATACGTGGGTATCTCTGAATACATGTATATGTATTGAGGTTGAAATTTCCTTTGTCCTTGTCCTTTTAAGCTATACGAAGTAGTAAAACTACTTATATAATTAACTAAAGTACCTGAAGAATTCCAATCTTGCCAATTAATATTATCTCTTTCTTCAGAGAATGTAATGGTGTTTGAGTTGGTATTAGTTAAATATTTAAATGTAGGAGCTGGGGCACTATTAATATAGTCTACAAAATCTAAGCCAATTATTGTCGCGCCAGAAGATATAGTCCAGTTATAGAAAGCTTCTGTATATGTAAGAAAGTTGAGTATGGAATCAAACTTATAACGATCTCCTATTCCTGTTTCTTGAGTACTTTTATACAACCACTGAATAGTCCCTGTAAGATGATTGTATGACCCACGTGCATACTGTTTACTAGACAGAGGAATACTTTGATAAAAGCTCTTAATAGTCGGAAGTGTTAAATTTTTAACTTCTAAACCTCTCTGCCCAGAAGTATATGATTGTCCTGGAACTACTGTATATATGTTATCTGCATTCCAGAATATTGGAGATCCTTGGACATCAACAAAGGATGTAGGAGATAGTGCATGCTCTCCAGATACTTTAGTCACTACATAATCTGTGGCCGTAAAACCTATTCCTGAACTACCTGTAATAAACCATATTCCATTAGCAGCAAAAACTAGTACACCATTCTGCATAGGAAATAGTTTATATATTGAACCGCTACCTTGGATAGTTATTACCCCGCCATCAGAAGGAAGAAGATCAAATAGTGTTTCAGAGGTAGGGTCGTTCGTCTGGTAACATCTAGAAAACTGAGCAGTACTTGTAACTATCTGAGAGAAGTAGATATTTTCTGTCCAGGTAGAGAAAGGTTCATCTCCTGAAGGATTAAAAGAAGAATCTACTCCTGAATACCAAACACGGCCTTGGAACCAAGCTCCTGTCTTTGGTCTAGAAGTTGTTGTTACGTCTGTGAGACCTGCAATAGCAGAGAGAACACTTCTTTGCTGATTAAAAGCATTTAATATATAAAATCCTTTAGGAGCTGGACCTGAACCTAAAGTAACGTTATTTACTGTAGTAGATGGAGCAAATACATTAGAGGAATTCTTAAAAGTCCACCATACGTCTGCGTTAGATGGATAATTTCCGACAGCAGAAAACCAAGTGCTTATGTATCCTGTATTTGATGGAGTAATCGTCCAAGCTTCAGTAGCTCCAATACTCCAAGGGGTTCCTGAAGAAGAAGAAGAGGATGTTATATTAATTACTAATGTAGTTCCTGAATAAGAATTAACAATTCCAGAAGCATTAATATTTACATGAGTTCCGTTTGTAAAGATGTAACCAGAAACAGTTACTGCCTGTCCATTGCTTATTCCTGTAATTCCAGAAGCAACAGTAAAAGATGTATTACCTAGAGAAAATGTCATAGGGGTATTAAACGGAATAGCCATTGTCGTTGAATTAGCTATCCAAGCGGAACCTTGCGTCCATCCCTGATTTTGTAAATTATATTGATGTTCTGCAGACAGGGCCCCAGGACGTACATTATCAGCAACCCCAGGCTCAGAAATGCCTACAAAATCTCTGACTTGAATTGTAATGCCAAAGCTATTAATAGTTCCTGCGGAATATGTACAATAGAAAGGATCGTTAGTAGAATTGAAAACAAATAAGTACCCATTACCTGATGCAAACTGACACTCGACAGTTGCATTATTAACCATTGGAAGAACAGTTGCTAATTTTGTAGTAGATAAAGGAGATAAAACCGTAGCATTTGTTATATTATAGAAATATAAGTTCTGGCCTACTTGGACTACGTATATTTTAGTATTACCGTCTCCTCCGGCATTAGTCCATATAAATGTAGAAATAGCTTGATTAGTAATGCCTATAGAACTTGTAGCAAAGCCAGCTTCGTAATCTATACCGTTACGACGCATTACATTACCAACCCTAGTGAACGTACAGTTCTGCGTAGCAGTACATGCATGCTCAGGGAAGTTAAGTCCCGTATACTCAGTTTTAAGACCAGCTACAAAGCTGTTCTCTAGATAGGGAACAGACGGTTGAGGCTGGCCTTGGGATAACTTAAATTGGGAAGTTTTACGTCCAGACGGTTTAGCCACTTTAGTCTATAACTTCCTTTATGCGAATGTTACGGGTATTGAAATATTGTTCTAAGTATTTCTGTGCTTGATCAAACTTAGTGAACCTGACACCTTCTAAATGTCCTGGAAGACTGCCTTTGTCATATTTAAAGTACCAGAGGTTAAAAGACATCTCGTCTCTTACCGCATGGATCTTATTATCTCCAGTAAATAATCTTTTATCGACTAGACCTGTAGAACCAATAGGAGCCTTATCGTCAATCTGTTCTAAGACAAAAGCACGGTCATTGCCCCTCATCTTAGTATTCTTATTAGGGTCAATAAATGTATTTGAATAATAGCCTAGGGCCACCATCGTCGTCTCCCAAAGTTAGGTAGTTGGTCAAACCAACTTGGTTTATTTACAACAGACTTAGTCTTCTGTAGAGCTACCCATTGTCTGTCAATCTCACGCTCTGCATGAGGATGTATAGTCTGTTTAAGCTCATAGAAGGCAGCTGCTTTAGCTTCATTTAATAAGAGAGGTACAGCCCAATCATCCAAGTCAGGGATGAAGGTGTCTACCATCTGCCAAGACGGAGTAATGAAACCAGAGCATAAGGTCTTACTAGTTTGTAGTGTACTGTCTTGGGTCTTATCGAATGAGTCGAATATAAAGTAGTAATTCTGTATTACACAGCAGTATTGAGGCTGTTTATCATTCCTATAGTTGAATACGAAGTTGTCTTTAATCTCGGAAGTAGTTAACTGATCTGAGAAGACAAAGCTTCCCACATTAGACTGTGTAGTGTCTAGGCTATTGACCATAGCAATGAAGTCTTCGACAGGAAGTATCTGGACATATGAGAAGGCAGGAGGCGAAGCACCTCCAAGCCCTACGTCGCTTTCACTTAGATCTAAGTCTAAGTCATGTTTCATACTTCCTTCGCCAGTAGTTGAGCCTGTAGCGTTAGAGTTAAAGTACTGGACATAGTTAAGTTTAGCTACACCTTCATTAGGCCTGAACATAAGGACAGGCTTAGTAGGATCTCCTGAAGACGTAAGTTGAAATAGCTTGTCATGCTCAGGTAACTCAGCTCGACCTAAGATGTTGTAGTACGTAGTCCTAAGTATCTCGGCTACTTGAAGAGACTCGGTTGTATCGCCAATAGAATTTACTTCAGCTGAGTTTAAACTCGATAGGATACTTTGAGTATAATCTAGAAGAGTTCTCTTCATTTGCCTCTGGCCATAGAATGTACAAAATAGAAACCTAAAGCAACAGACATGACAAGTACCATATTAACATCTAGACCGTCGGTCTGAAATATCATACAAGTACCTGGATCAGTATGTCCATTACACCCTACAAAGGAACCAATGACTTTATCCCAGGCAAAATATTTAACTATATAAGAAGCTACTCCAGCTCCAATTGCAGATCTAATATAGATATCTAGATTTGAATGCTTTGCGTCCTCTACTAATACATCCCTGGCAGACTGTAGAGCAGAGATACGTTCCTGGGCTGCTACTTTCTCTTGGTCTGTGACAGCATTGATCTGAGCTATCTTCTCATTAGAAATAGCGTTAGTAATATTATCAATAGTATCAAAGGCTTTAGGCAGTAAACCTAATAGGCCTAATATGCCGCTAAGCATTAGATTACCTTAGGAGTATTAGTCCTATCGCTTAGATTATGAAACCAGAAGGCCATGGTAAACAATACTGTAGTGGCAATGGCTACTTGAGTTCCAGTCATGAATTCAGAGAGAGGAAGACCACTGATATACTCTTGCATTACTGCAGCGAAAGAACCTAAGGCGCCTAAGAAGGTGACTAAGTAGGTCTTAAGACCAGGCATGATCTTAGCCACTTCGCCTTCAAACCAATTCCAAGTATTCTTAATTGAAGTCCATATAGAGGACATGTTAAACCTTTCGGGTTACAAAGTAGTGAACAATAAATCCAATGACAATGGCAGCTGCAATAGCACCAAAGAAAATTAGGGGTGAACTATAGTGAGAAGCAGCGACAGTACCTACTACAACAGTAGCAGCACCAGCAGAAGGACCATGCGGAGGAATAGCTGGCTTCTTATCTAGAGGATTAGCCTGAGGAGAAGAAACATGAGTTCCAATCATAGATAAAGCTTCCTTCCGGCAAGCTTCATTTCTACTGGTCCATCCTTTGCCATATCTTGAGAACTGAGCTAAGCCTTTATAGAAGTTCTCTCTTTCATCGCAGAATTCATTTATAACAGAGAGTATATTTCGCCCTTCCCAAGCTAGGACTGTAGTGCTTGTCTGTGGGCCCCATATACCATCTACCGTACATCCTAAAGCCTTCTGCAAAGTTTTGATGGCTTGCTTAGGGCCAGCATTCACTGCGAAATCAAAATAAACAAGATCAAGGCCAGCAGGCAGAGCGGGGCAATGTGGCATCCAATACGAATCATGGTATATAGTCCTGATGTCTGCATCTGGTGCTTTCCATACGTCCGAAGGTAGACCTGGGTGGGTAATTAAATACTTATCCCATTCACGTTGGATTATACCTCTTGAAGTACGACCCCCATGATCATTAGGGTCATCGTCATTGCCGCCTTCTTCTTTGAGAACGAAGGCTAAGCATTTGTCAAAGTTACTATCCATTTCAATTCCTTAGACGATTGTGTATGAAAAATTAAAGTTAAAGGTAATAGTACTCATAGTTGCGTTTGTTATCGAAGCACCAGTTACAGTATTTAACACAAAGAATGTAGTTGCATTCTTATTCGGCTGTACTTGCAACCCTATGGTCCCATTACTATTTGCTACTCCAGGTACAGATGAATAGTTTTGATTTGCAGTTGTAAAAGGAAGACCACCTATAGAAATGTTCGAACCATTTGCTGTCGAAGGGAAAGTAAATCTACCGTAAACAAAAACCATATTTCCTATTTTGGTATAATTAGTACTTACATTTGTAAATGTTAAACTTGCTCCACTTTGGTCTGAAGGAGTCCAAGAACCAGCTTCCGTAACGTCAGATAGATCTGTACTAGCAAGTTGTGCACTTATAAAGTTTGTACCATTACCACGTAGAACGTTGCCAGTTGTAGCCGTACCTCCAATTTGAAAACCACTTGATACGTTTAATATTCCGCCAGAAGTAAGACGGGCTTGTGAGATATACCCTCCACCATTGATCTGCGAACTAAAGAATAGTTGTGTAGATGGATTAGCAGAACCTTGCTGCGGATTGTTATTAATAATCCAATCTACAGTTTGACTGGCAGAAGTATTAGTTTCAAAACCTTGTCCAATAAAATGTAAACTAGGACTATTTTGTGAAGTTCCAAGAATAGAGGCAGTTGTATTTTGAAGAATCAAACCATCGGCTTGACCTGAACCTATTGAGTCCAATTCTTGGGTAAGAGTCCCTGAAGCTCCGATAGTAAATCTTAAAAGCTCTGCACTGCCACCTACAGGTGTAGTAAAGAATCTAATGCTAGTAGGCCAAGAAGAACTAGTAAAATTACCGGCAGAAGTAAACTGCATGTTGGCAGTGCCGAAAGTACGTACTCCTGGAGCACTATTATACCAACCAGAAGAACTGATTATACCTAATATATTTCCATTTTGTGTTGCTGTTGGTGTAGAAGGAGAATCGTTTGTATAGATAGTAGATCCACCTGATACTGTGCCTGAATTACTAAGATTGTAAGTACCTGCTCCACCCACACCAGTACCAAAAGAAATAATCGTTGTAGCTGGAGGTAAACCTGTAGCAATAACAAGTTGACCTGTAGCAATAGTACCGGAAGATTGCGAAGTAACAGTAAGAACTGTACCTGTTACGGAGCCTACGTTAACACTTCCACCTCCACTTTTGGACATGGAAATAGTTCCATTAGCATTTCCTCCAAAAGTATCGAAGAAAAGTATAGTTTCTCCTTGCGTAGCTATATCTTGACCACCAGACAATGTTATCATAGGTCTTTCAGAATTAACAAAAGCAGGCAATATAAAATTGCTATTATTAATACTTAAAGCACTAGCACCAGCTGGTAAGTTAGGAGATCCAATAACTAAAGGCTGTGCAACATTGCTTGCACTATCTCCTACAACACCATTTGCATTGTATAAAAATCCGTAGTGCGTGGCATTACTGCCACCTCCTAAAACAGTACTTGTGCCTATGTTAATTGCTTGTACTGCTTGAAGACTTTGCCAAGAAATATCAAAATTAGTTCCACTGTTCTTAGTTAAGACTTGATTAAGAGTGCCGCCTATAGGGATAGGGTACTGCCAAGATACATCAAAGTTTGTGCTGCTATTCTTTGTTAAAACTTGACTTACAACACCTGCAGTAGGAAGTGGGGATACTGTGATACCACCTGTATTTATAGTACTAACATCAATAGTTCTTAAGGGAGAATAGTTACTAGTAGGGGTAGGAAGATTTATAATTTGATTAGAGTTCATATCTAGATTAGCACTCATTTGATTGGGTAAAGTGCCATCTCTAGACAACGTATTATCTAACGCAGCAGTTAAGGCAGTATTGTTCGCGTTATACTGTGTTACTGCCGTAGTATCATTTTGAAAACTGGCAATACTGCCTAAAACTACTTTATCAGTCATTCTTACTCTCTTTTAATTTATTTTCTTCCTCTTCAATATGAGAAAGCCAATGTCTGTTATCTTGAATAGCACCTTCATAAGCAATTAAATTGTTCTTTAATTGCTCCCGTTCAGATTCAAGAAGTTTAATACGTTCTTCTATTTTTTCTCTATTCATGATTTAGACGTTGCCTGCGTTATATCCGAAACGCTTGATAATGTTATTTTACTCATTAGCCAACCGTATCAGAGAATGGTGTAGCTGCAGTACCAGACTGAGAAGTCTGACCTTCGCATTGCCAGACGTTAGTAGCAATGTCTCGAAGAGTAATCCTTTCTCCAATGGTTACTGAGCCTGTCGTAGTTCTATTCAAAGTAATAGTATCTGTATCCGCCACAGCAAACCAGGTATTATTGGTCGTAGGTGTTCCTGAAAGAGTAGATACGATAAACCCTTGGATATTATCTGTGGCGTTAGCACACTGAATTATATGTGAGTTTGATGTCGCTAAGACAGTGACAATAAAAGTATATGTAGTCCCTGAACCAGTTGCAGTAGGAAGAGTCACTACACTTCCGGTCAGCGCATTTAAAGCGATAGTACGTGAAACTGTAGTATTAGGGCTAATTGTAAGAGTGCTGCCTGCATTAATGACTGGAGGTACACTTACCCCTCCGCCGCCATACCCTGCAAAAGCTACACCAGGCGTGAAGGTGTTGGCGATGACATCGCAACCCCCCAAGTCAACTATAGGCATATTTAAATTCCTTTTCTAGGAGAAGCCCCCAGTTACGGGGGCACTCCATTTATATACCCATATTAATAGGGTATGTTTCCGTAGACCGTGTAACGTACACGCATCTTAATAAGTCCGTTGGTAAACGTACCTGTCTGGATCGTAGAGAAGTATGCACTCGAAGGAAGAGGCACAATTGCATTAGTCACCAAAGGCATGTTAGTCCCAACCCAAGTACCACCACCAGCGACGGGGGTAGCACCGACACTCCACACCAATCCGGTAGTCCCGGGCTGAGTGAAGGAGACTCGCTGTCCAGCAACCATATTCGCAGCGAGCAGACCATTGATGATCTGAACACCTGCGTTAGGAGTTACTTGAACAAACGAAGAGTTAGGAGTACCAGGAGAGCCTGTTACCAAGCCTACTGAGATACTTGTACCGCCCGCTGCAGTAACCAATCCTTCGACAGTCACTTCTTCAATGAAGAGTTGGGGATTGCTGAGGATAAGAGTACCGCTTGTAGTTGTAACTACAGGAGCAGTCTGTTGTAGTGGAAAGATTGTAGTCAGCGACTGGATACCTGCAGCTGCTGCAGTAGTCGTTCCGGAGAACGTCGTCTGCGCCGGAGCCGGGACAGGTTGTCCGGACGCCGTCAGCTGAAAGGGAACCAGAGGAATGAGTTGCTCAATCTCTCGTGTTTCGCCATAGATAAGATAATCACCACCAATTTCTGGGACAGCTTTTTGAGTCCCATACTGTAGATAGAGATTATCTTGATTAAGCCAAGTTCCTGAAACCATGTTTCTATTCTCCTATAATTAGCTCGGAACGACCGAGGTGTTGGTGAGAATGGTGACAAAGTTCTCAGGACGGTAGAGCTTAAAGCCCCATTCTGCAATCGTCAGGTATTCCTCCTGCTGGAGATCTTTATTGAACTCCGAGTAGACAGTAGGCATCTGACGGAAAGCACCGACGAAAGGCATTGTATCGCCAGGAGCCGCAGAGAAGAAGTAATTAGCTACACCATTAGTTACAGTACCTGCAACACCACCACTGGTAATAGTTTCCGAGGCAATGCTGGGAAGGTAGTTCGACACATAGACGTCGAAGCCAAACACATTGAAACGGAACTTAAATCCAGTGACAGCGCCATCATGAACGACCGATTGCCACATGCGATCAGGAGTTAACAATGATACGATGTTGGCCTGAGTCTGAAGTGTATAAGCGACAGACGGGTCAACAATTGCAATCAGGTTCGTCAGTGGCACATTAGCTTTGGTTAGAGCGTAGTGTGCACGGGCGAAGTCCTGATAAGTAATAGCAGCAGTAGTGCCGGAACCAACCCATCGGTGATCCGCTGTATTGATAGCATTAACATTGCTAGCTGTTTGTCCTGCGTTGCCCTTTGCTAAGATATTACTCTCAACAGCTTCCATAAGAGCACGATGTTGACGAGGCACAAAGGCCGCGACTACATCTGCACTATAGAAAGAATCACGCTTAAACTTCTCGGAGATTGCGTTAGCAGAGTACTTGTAGTTATCGAAGGAGAAGGTAAAGTTACCTGTATCCATCGCATTGTACTTAATTGCTTGACCTTCTGTAAAGTCAGCTGTTTCCGCTTCGCCAATCGACGGGATGTTTAACGTAACGCCATCTGGAAAATCAGACACGATACGGACAAACTTCATAGCATTTAGTTCATCTAACAACAGCTCCTTAATCTGCCGGGACCAAATATTAGTCCTTAACAGATATTGAGTGTTGTTGGTATTAAAACCAGCCATTAAGTTGTCTCTCTAGTTAAAAAGCAGACTGTTGCCCATAGGCTAGAAAGTTACCATCTTCGAATTTAGGTCCGAGACGTGTATAGTCTTTCAACATCTGCTCTTGAATTTTAGGGGACCGGAAAGTATTAGGATCTTTCTTTTGAAGATCGTCATAGTAAGCCCAAGTACGCTCTGGCTGTGCCATAGGGGAAAAGTGAACACTCTTCCTCGGAGGCGTATCAAAGCTTTCTTTCTGAGGAGCTTGATCTAAACCTAGTGTCCTGAAGAAGGCTCTAGGTGCAGTCTCTGCTAAATAGTTCACAGCTTCCTTAGTTAATCCTAACTCTTCGGTCTGTTTCTGAAGAACCTCTGGAAATGAATGTCCATAACGTTCTTTAAGTGCATCCGTAACAGCCTTAACATTCTGCTCCTTGGTCTTAGAAGCTTCATATTCCTTAATTCGTTTATCGAACATAGGTTCAAGTTGTCTGGGATCGAATGGCGAGACATCTGCTGGCTTAGGGTTGGTGCCGTCTGATGTTGGACGAGCGCTTGCTGAAGCACTCTTAGTAAGTTGGTCTACGTACTCTTCCAGTTTAGCCTTAGTCATATTATCTTCTTTAAGTAAGAGATTAGTAGAACGAAGTTCCCTATTCTCTTGTTCAAGAGTAGTTATATGACGGTCTTTCTCATATGCTCCCTTAGCTAATTCATCTAAGCTTTTATATTTAGATGTTTCAGAAGGGATATACGCAGCGATTTGGGATTGGTCATCATTAGTAAATAAATCTGTCATTTATTGTGTTCCGAGCATTCCTCCAGGTTCTGCACCTGCAGGCGGCTGTCGCCTTAAGTTAAATGGTTCTTGGGGTTTAGGCTTCTGAGGATGAGGACCTTCTAGGTCAAAGTCTTCTCCCATGCCTGTAGCTGTCTGGGTCTGTTGAGCTAATTGCTCTTGAAGAGCTTGGACTAGCTTCTGACCTTCAGCTTGTTCTGCCAGAGCTACGAAAGGAGTCACCAGTTCATAGTCTTTAAGATCGAATATATCTTCAATTATCTTAGCTAGCTTCTTTCCGGAGAAATGGGCCTGTACGGCTTGCCATAGGCCAGAGCCAGTTAAGTTAGTTAAGTTCTGTATGATCTCTGCTTGTTCAGCAAAGTGTCTGGCAGCTATAGGCTTAATACGTCCTACGCCAGTTATGTCTTCTACAGTCAGTTCTTGGAATGAAGCTACCTTGAAGTCATCATCAAAGACACGGATAGCTGTAGTTCCTACTAGATTTCGTCTAGCAAGTTCTAGCATTGCATTAAGAAGAGGCTCGATTATTTGCTCTTCAAACTGATTGATTTTATTTTGATAAATGCGAGACGCAGCGTTCTCAAGTCTTTGAACTTCATATTTGGTCTTCTCACCAGGAGATCTAAAGCCCATCGCCTCCTTGGGAGCGCCTGCCATTGCTTCCATCGTGTCTTCAAGGCGTTGCATTTCCATGTTTAATTGAAGAGGCTGAACTTCAGGTACTATTAGTTCTACATCACCTTCATCTGAAGTGAAGATCTTTTCACCTGGTTGCCAAATGAATTCTTCTACAAAGCCTTTAATCTTCTGGACAGGATATGTACACAAGTCTACAATATCAGCCTTCATATTCTCCATATGGTCGAGGCGATATTGCATTCCAATGAGATTATCTAAAGGACCCATACCCCATAGATTATCTTGCTTCTTACGCCACGGGGCATGGAATATCGGAGGGTAGCCAAAGAAACTCGGATTCGGTTTATTAGAGATAAGTTTGTGTCTATCCACAACCATAATGACCCGGTTCTTTTCGAATGTATCGTTAATATAGTCGAACCAGTCTCCGTAGAAGGTAAGGACTTCAACAAAGTCAGAGAGTAAGTAGGCGCGGAAGTTTGTGAACCCATCCATGTCATAGAGACGGTCCCTTTGGGTCCAGTCTCCTTCGAAGGTTCTGGCGTGGAATCTAATATTCTTGAGGTATTCGTAGAGTTGTTCATAAGACTCTCTGTTCTCGTCAGTAGACATCCTCTGTAACATTTCTCTGAGTTCACCCATAGAAATTACAGAACGAACTAACTTAGGAGCCTGCAGGAAGTTCTCTGCAGTAGGGTTCATTACTAGATCAAGAGGGTTTATTCTTCGAATGGTTGGACCGACAAAGCCGGCTTGAGTTCTATTGTCCTGTTGGAGTACTCTTTGATCTGTCCACTCCACAGTAGCAAAGCAATTACCAAAATCGATATAGTCAAGGATAATCTTATCAATCTCATGCTTGAAACTCGGTTGGTCGATGCACCAAGCCATATAATTGATGATGGCATCTCTCTTCTGTACGGAATTAGAGTCCTTCTCATTAGCTTCCCACTCTAGCCACTTACGTTTAGGAAAGAGCGTCGCCGTGTAATTGGAGTATAGGTTATCCCTGATTTGGCACAGCTTTGGGATAGTTGTTTTATTTTTCCAAGGTAACTGAGCATTAGTGGTGTATGTGGTGTCTGTTGCGTATACATACCTTCTAATCTCTTCCTTATCTGTCTTCCAGTTACGACGTAGTGTCTCCCACTCTATCCAACGCTCTGTGAGCCTTGTTGCTAATAAATCAGGACTAATGATGTTAAGTAATTCGAGTGCGCGCCCAGTCATTGTTTAGCCCCACTGCTCCGCCATTGCATTTGCAATTCCTAATAAAGTTCTACTTCGTCTTTTCCAACGATCGGCACTAGGGGATTCAAAATGCACTCTAGGTTTTCTTTCTTTTACAATTTCAGTAGGTATTAGTTTAGGTAAATTATTTAGCCATAAACACGTTGCTTTTGTCTCTCCGTGCCCAAACATCCAAGGTTGAATAATTTGATCTGGTTTTCTTATCTTAGTTGAAATAATGCTTATTGGGTTTTCAAGAGCAATATGTCCTATTGGAGCATTTAGTAATAATTGAACGAACTCCAGTGCATCTTTCTGTTCAGTTTGTTTATTCTTAAACCAACGTGCGCCACTTACAGCTAAATGCGTACAAGGAGGATGGGCAATCATTAAATTCCATTCATCATTTAGATGTTCTAGAACATTACCTTGAATATGCTCTCCTTTGTCTTCTGAAGGAAGCAAGTCACAAGACCAAGCCTCATGTCCTCTATTTCTAAAAGCAGTACGCACTATACCTGAAAATTCACAAGCAATAAGAACTTTCAGTTAACACCGCCCCAGCGTGCGTTATATGTAATTGGATTCACTCTTTGTCTCATAATGGAAAATGTAGGTGCTTGTGCGAAGTCTATGCACGATGCTAGTGCATCTTTGATATCATCGTGTGGAGGATTGAAGTAAATCAATTCCTCCTCTAATAACTGACAGTTACCTGAAGGGTAGTGCCATATCTGATGGTTGGCATACTTAGGTTCGAGAACAGCCATAATGCGTTCATCTTTAGAACCTTGCCATCTAGAAGGTCTGAAGTCTTCAACCGCTAATGCTAGGCCGTAAGGTTTGATGTAGCTTTCTTTTAAGTCTTTGACTATTACTGATTGGGCTACCGAAACCTCGGCTCTAATTTTTCTAAATCCCCATTTTTGGTGAAGACGTAGTATATGGTTGAAGTATTCAGATATCTTATCTGTTTTAAATCTGTCTATGTCTAAGACGTAGTAGTTGCTTGATCCATCGACTCCTGCGACGACGATTGACGTCGAGTCCGCTTTGGTCGCTTGAGAGTAGGCGAAGTCAACTGCTGCGAAGACGTTAAGCTGGTTGTGTTTGTAGAACCAACGGGTATCTCGTTTGAAGAGGTTGTTGGGATCGTAGTACTGGAAGAGTTCTCTTTTGATCGGGGACGACTCGACGTCGTGCGGATCGTTATAGTATTGGGCCCGGAAGTGTAGCTGGTTAATGTAACTCGATCTCTTTTCTGACAAGATCTTTCTATCGAACCCAAACCACTTACCATCTGAGCGGCGTTGACGTGGCCAAAGAAATTCCCCAGAACCGTCTCCAATTGATTCAACCTGTCTTTCAAGAACCTCGAATAAAGGATTTGATTTTGTAACATTCCCCAATTCATCATACTCTTTCATCTCCAAATTTACTAAGTCCGAATAAAGATCTAGAGGGTGGTACCGAGTACCTACAACCCACTCCCCAGCATCTGCTGCCTCCACCGATGATAGGAAGGAGTACTGATCTTTAACTTTATCGCGACCTTCTTTAGTGTATGCATTACCTTGCTCTACAATATCATCTAGAGCAGCTCTATCGCAGTGTAATCCTACAATATTAGAAGTTAACCCAGCAGTGAATATAGACGGATCTCTAATAGACTCTAAGGCCCTTAGTGGATGATCTACTGAGATTTCTCTCTCTGTCCATTTCTCTCTCTTCGCTTCATCTTTATTGACCATCTCTGGCCATAGCATTCTATACTTATCTGAAGTAAGGATGTCTTTAATGAACTTAAGCTGTTTAGTAGCTAAGTTAGAAGTAGAAGATATTAATAGAATTCTAAGTGTAGGGTCTTTAGTTAACTCCCAAGCAATCCTATAAGCCAGTAATGCTGACTTCATATGATCGCGAGGAAGAAGCAGAAGCTGTTTATTCTTAGCTTCTGGTCTAGTCCACCACCTAATTACCTCCCTATGGACGTTACCTAGAATACGCCTAGGATGCACAAACTCTATGAAATACTCTAAGTCTGCTTCAGCTCTATCTCTATGAGATAGACGCTCTGCAGACATTTCTATTTTGGTGCGGCGAATGCGAGGCATTACACAGGGGTAATTACACTAACTCCAGCAAGAGCCGTTGAAGTTGCATTCTGAGATTCAAAATTAAGTACACTAGCTATTGTATTATTTATCATTTCTGTAGCCCAAGCTAACAACACTTGTGCTCTAGTGGCGGCTCCATTGATAAGAACATTGCCTTTCTGTTGATAAGCTAATACTAACCTATCCACATTTGCATCTGGAAGTGTATACGTTTTAGTGGCCGTCGTCTGTCCAGTCTCAACAACTTGAAATGTAATTGTTGCCATATCCCCCTCTTATAAGTACCAAGTCGTGTTAGCTGCACGATAGATTCCACTGAATTGAGAACCTATTGCAGCAGAAGTAGGATTACCTTTTATAGAATTACCATTCCCAGAGACAGTTAAAGATGTAATTACTTGACTAAACCTTACATCGACATATTGACCGTCGATTGGAGCAGCTGGCATATTGACGGTTAAGGTCGCTAAAGTACCTGCAGGATCGACAATGGTATGGTATTTTGTATTAGAAAGAGTAACTGTACCCCCAGTTGCTGGAGTCTGGTAATCGTAACTGCCGTCTGCTACTGCAGCGGCAGTAATAACAGTTTGCGTACCGCCTTTAAGAGTTAATGCGGTAGCCAAAGTATTCTGTGAACCGGATGCAGCATTGCTTAGGGTAGTCTGTAAAACAACATCTCCGCCCCCGGAGCCATTAGATTTGGAACCTCCGACTGTAAATGTTGCGCCAGCTGTATTAGCATTACCAGCAACAACAGATTGGGCTTGAAGCGTTTGGGCTGTGGGAGCAGCAGCGTCTGCTCCTCCTATTTGAATAGTTCCTCCGGCAGGGCTTGAAATTTGACCTCGGCCGTTCCAATTAAAACCACTCGACGCGTTGATAATAATAGAACCGCCAAGGAACATATTACCGTTTGACTGAATACTACTTGAAGTCCCTCCGGGATAAAATGTAATAATACCGGCATTTGAAATACCGTAGTCAAACTGATCTACTCCATTCACAGAGAATCCAAGGCCAGTTGTGCTAACACTATAAAGCCCGGTTGTACTATTTCCGACTGCAATAGATGGTGTATTCGCTGCGCCAGCCGAGGTTGCTCGCAGAGTTGTAAAAGTTCCTGCTGCGGCAGCTGTGCCTCCAATAGCTGGTGGGCTAGCTAGGTATGTTGAGAAGCCGGTTCCAAACACTGTAGATGACGCAGAAAGAGTCGTAAACGCGCCAGTTGAAGCAATAATCGAACCTACTGGAGAATTATCTAACGTTGTCCCGCTAATGCTTGTAGGGGTAATAGCGCCTAATGTTAAAGTAATTGCTGGGGTAGTTGTTGGGGTTGCTACTGAACCTGAAACACCATTAGCGGTGGTTACTGAAACAGAAGTAACCGTACCACTACCTCCTGAAACAGAAAGAAGATTTCCGTTGCCGTCTGTCAGCGTTACATAATCACTTCCATCCGGAGCTTGGCAGCCACCTAATTGTTTTGCGGTCATGTTAAGTTTCCGTTCCCATCGGTAACAGTTATATACTCTGAACCATCAGGAGCTTGAAAACCAGTTTTTTTAGTCCCCGAGCCTGCTGAAGTAACCAAAGATTGAAGATTTCCATTCCCATCTGTAAAGCAGACATATTTACTCCCATCCGGAGCCTCAACACTATTAGGCGCTTGCTTCAACGTCATTTTCTTGTTTCTCTTCTAATTGAGACAGCCAGTGTCTACTCTCTTGAATAGCTCCTTCATAAGCAAGAACTGTATTCTTTACTTGTTCACGTTCGGTTTCTAAAAGCTTAAGCCTAGTTTCTAACTTCTCTCGATCCATGTTCTTTTCCATTAAGTTTTAAACCGTCCAAAGCAGCGTTTCTGACTCTTATTGCCCAGATATCGTTACGTATATCTTGGAATCTAGTATCATCGTGCTTCTCATGGTATTCTAATTTCTCTAAGATTTCATCCTTCATCTTATAAATTAGATCTCGGGTAGACCTGAACTGAGACGCAAGCCACCAGACCATAGACCCGACAAAGGTTATAGCTCCGGCAATCCATGCTACGATTGTAGCCAATGTAGCGAAATCCATTTAATAGAAGTCTTCCCCCGAAGGATTATTACCCATTGCTACACCTATTCTACCTAGGTCCATAGGATGTCCAGGTTGCCCTGGGTTAATTAATGGAGACTGTCCGATGGGCGTTGCAGTAGGTAATTGTTGATCATGACCTAATTGATCACCACCTACTCCTTTAAAGACATCAGAACGTGAGCCATGGAGTTCAGAGAAGCTCTTAAACTTCTTAACGCTTCCTTTGGAAGCAGCAGGTCTAGCTGATCGTTTAGCCATTGGGATTCTCGCCTGAAAGATGCCGTATTAGTTCATAGATCAAACCAAATACCCAATTAAAGAAATCAAAGAATGGGTTTAGCATTAGAATCTACGCTTTAGTTCACCGGCTGCGTGAGAATGAGACTTGTTAGTCTCTCTGCCGCCACGAGTCTCGGTAGAACCTTCCATAGAGACCTTATCCATCAGATCCTCACCAAATGAGTGGGTCTGATACCCCGGGAAGTTGCGCCGCTCCGTATCCTGATCTGTAACGGGAAGTTTAAAAGCCGAGAGTTCACAGCTCTCGGGACCAGTGATTTCATGTTTCATATTACATCATCCCGCCGCCACCGGCGTTATGCCCAGGAGCTTCACCACGTGAATGTTTGGCAGTTACGTGACGATCCCCGCCCTTCTTCTGCAAGTGTCCGTAAGACTCTGAAGACTTAGGATGGATGTGATTATAATCTTGTGCTGTAGCCATTATTTACTTCTTCTTTCCCTTATTTGGATCTTTTACGGGGCCCCCTACTTTAGAACCTCCCTTAGGACTCTTAGACTTACCCTTCTTAGTTTCTTTCTTCATAGTTACGCCGGAGTTGTAATTGGTACTGGAGTTGGGTTAACCACTGCTTCTAGAGCATTAGCTGCCTTAGCCAAAGCTGCGACCTGCGCTTCTACATCTGCATCTGCAACTGCGCTGGCAGGCAGAGCCGACGTCAGCTTAGTAATTGCAGTCTGGATATCTGTGGAAAGACGAGTCACTACGGTCTGAAGGTCTGTAAGTGCTTGATCTACCATATTTAATTTATCCTCTATTATTTTTAATTGTTTAAACACATTATTTACTCCCTAATGGCATAGGGATTAATCGTTCTCTTAGTGTATTAATTTCTGTCTGTAGTTCTTTCATACGATCTGCTATTGTCACAGAAGAATTAATTTCTTTAGCTAAATCATCATGTTCTTTCTTAAGTGAGTCTATTTCCTTCTCTAGAGAATGTATATGTTCTATTGAGCCAGCTCTTATCTGCTGTTCTGAATGAACTCCATCCATTTCTTTAGTTAGAATATCTAATCTATGATCTAAGTCTTGTTGATATTGATTATGTTCACGAAGAGTAAGATAATTAGCAAATGTACTTTTAAGTTCTGAGATAGAAGATCTAGGATCAGCTAATTGCCAGAATCCTGCAAACATTGTCAATACAACGACCATAGTACTGATTATAGTCGGTAGAAGACTACTATACCCATTCCCATTTCCGTTCATTGGTTTCTTATTTACCGCCACGTCCCTTTTTCTTCCTCTTAGGAAGCTTCTTACCTTTGGAAGACCTATTCCATTCGTCTACGTTAACGCCCTTCTTCTCTAGTTCCTTCTTATGGATGTTGAAGTAGGCTTCTTGGGCTTTAGATTTATACGGCATTACACCCTAGGCAGGTTTCTAGGCGGATTGGGACCCAGAGACCGCACGTAGGGCATCTCCAATGAGTTCCTAAATATGAAGTCATTTCTTAAAGAATCTCGTTGACGTCCTTGTCCGTTCATGCTATTATTGTTTCTTGGATCCACATTTAGGACAACGGTCTAGATACGTCCATATTCTGCACTTGGTACAATACCAAGTATTATTGGGCATTCCTCTGGGAATTGTGTTATAAATCCTATATTCTGAGCACACGGAGCCTATATTAGCACAAATAAAATCATTTGTCAAGTCTTATTTTTAATAAGAGGGAAATAAATATGAAATCAGTATTTGAAGAAATAGCAGAAACAATAGAAGAAGATAGACTAAGAGACGAAGAGTTTACTTTAAAGCTTAGATCCTTAGTCAAAGAATATTACCCTTTTAACATAGGACATGAAATATCTATTACATGGCCTAAGGGAATGAAAAGAAAGTTTATATGAAACTAGAACATGCAGACTTAATAAGTAAAAACGCAGTCCTTAAGGTTAATATGGAAGACTTAGATAAAAGATCTAAGACTCCTATTCTTACGTATTGTAGAAAGTTAATTAAACTAGGATATGCCCCAGAGATAAAATTACATGTTTTTAGAGAAAATCACTCAGATCCAGACGTAATTGTAAATTCCATCGGAGATGCTGCAAAATTAACGGTGAAAGAGACACCGCTCCTTAGTCCTACATTCGTTAAATTTGAAGATAAGGGCCATCTTACCAAGTATGATAAAAAGAATAAACTAGAGGAAGGAGCATGAAATGTAATTGCGGTAATGAAATTGTAGGGGAATATGATATTTGCTCCTACTGCTGGGTAAAACAACTAATGAAAAGGAAAAGTAAATGAATTGGCAATGTTTCTTTGGAATACATGATTGGGATTCTTGGATATGGAATCCTGAACTAGGGTATTCAACTAAAGTTTGTACAAGATGTGGTAAAATTGTAGTTCAGAACCATGAATAAAATTTCTGGCCGATATTTTTACGGGTTAATTCATTTGCGGCGAGGAGGGGGTACCGCCCCCTGCCTAGGGGAGGGTCTGATCGATCGATCCAGGCACAAAGCATGCTTTTGCTCTAGTCGAGTACAATACAATCAAAGGCAAGAAGTGTGCCAAGTGCACGCGGCTCTGGTAATTAATAGACCCTCATAAGAGACTATGATACTATATGTCTACCAGTAATTACTGGTCTACTAGTATCCTTAGAGCCTAAGGACTAAGATGGGGCGCTTAGGTAAACGGCCGCTTACATAACGTATGGTTATAAGCTATTAGAATACGTTGTTTATACTAATTTTATATTTGTAAGATGTAAATATCGTATAAACATGTAATCACGACTTTGTGATTTGACAAATGAGACTATCATCATTATATAAGAGATTGGTACAAGAGACTTAGAGATCAGCCTGGCCTTAGCGCCCTAGTCAACCTGATCCTGCTGTTTGACAACGCTCTATCGACCATCAGCAGGCATGGGCTTGCCGTCGATACAGCTACATCTGTCTGTCGGTCCTTCCCTAGGGAGCATGGGGAAGGAATAGCCTATGATTACAATCGTGGTTCAAAACTTTGGTAAACGACTAATCTATGCCCAATGTGACGGGCCTAGAGATTTCTGCAACGTACCGCATGAGTACGTTTGTGGTCGGTTGCCACCTCACTACCCGGTGCCTGCGACACACGCAATGTACGTAGATAAAACCAATGGCGAATGGTTTTATGAACGAGTAGACGGTTGTTAACATAACTAACCGCTCCCTAGAGATGGGCCGACAGACATAACACGGAAAGGACTAATGCTATGATTAAGACCAATATCGAATTGGGCTTTCGTGCTAACTGTGACTATGAGGCAATCGAAGTCGAAGAAGGTCAGCAGTTGACACGAGCACCCGTCATCGTCGCCTATTTCAACCTCGCGTTTAAAGAGTGGGCGGAGGAAGAATTGGGCCTGTCATCTGATGAAGTCGTCGCCACAATTAATGGCGTCGAATTCACGGATGGCATGGATGACGAAGCGCGCGAGATTGCGGTGCTCGATGCACTGAATGCTCGGAAGCGTGGCGAGACTGGCGCAGACGTGTCGCCCATCATGGATGTTATCTCTGCCCAAAAGGTACGGGCCGATGCATCCAACTACGGCGCCAAGCTTCCCAAGACGTTCACCGATCATGTGAACGTGTACTTGGACGCCATCGACGACGTGAAGCTTGCGTGTCTGGTCTGCCTGGACGACGTTGCAGGCCGGGTCTGGACGAATACCGATCCGGGACGCAATTGGAAGGGCGGTGCATGGTCCAAAGAAGATATCATGCGTCTACCAGTTCCAGGTACGAAGGCCCCCAAGGGTACCGAAATCACGGAAAGCAATCGGCACCAATGGGATTCCTACCGCTACAAGACTTCGACGAAGGAGGTCATCAATTCGTCGTTCTACCTGGACGCGGCCATCGCTACGGAACCGGGTTCGACTATTTGGGACCGACTGCAAGAGCTTACCGGCTCTACAGACGCCCTTAAGTCGGACGCGGACAAGAAAGAGAAAGAGACTTTGCGCAAGAGACTGAATAATTGCGCCAAGTTTCTCCGCGATGGTGTCACTGTCGCTAAGGCTCTAATCGAGTTCGAGAGGCTTGGCGGTAAGCTCGTCTATGAGGTCCAGCGGGACGAAGATGGCTCGCCGGAGAAAGGCACGCCATACCCGGTCCGCATTTGGCCCCAAGGTGCAAGCGGCAAGGCAGAGAGTTGCACCCTCTCAAACATGAAAACCATGCTTAAGCTTGATGCGAAGGGCTTGAATGTGGTGGACGTGGCCATATCGAAGGGCGGCAAGTTCGCCGACTTTAAGGCAGCCATGCCGCAGAAAGAGCGCGGCAAGGACAAGACGACCAAGGTGAACAACGGTAAGCAGTTCTTTTTCGGCCTGGATGCTTTCACTGCCTTCCTTAATTCGGGTGGCGATATTCAAGCGAATAAGAGGCTTCAGGACAAAGAAACGGGCCTTGGTGACATCGAAAGCCTCGGCAACTTCATGGCATTGATCGGCCCTATCTGGGAAAGCTACAAGGCCGACTATGCCGAATTGAAGGCCCGCGAGCGTACTGCTACCGCTCGAAAGATCGCTGACAAGCACAACAAGGCAGCCTGATTACTTAAGCAATATCAACCCCTTAGGCCCTGAAAAGCCTAAGGGGTTTTTTCTTTTGTCCTTTTTACCACCTATCTCCGTACAATCAAGGGCGGCAAATAAATATATAAATAAATATACCTCTTGACAGTAATATTAGCAATCAAGGGCCGAAATAATTAATAATAGATGTAAATGGTTTTGCTTAACAAGGAATGGGTTTATAATGAAGGAGTAGGGAATTGCATTTAATGGGGAATGGAAATGAGTGAACATAAACCTAGAAAGGGAGATAAGTTCTATGATCAAGGGCGGGAGGGTCAGCCTAATGGTCGTATTATTATGATTGACTGGCAAGAAAAGGAAGTGACCGTCCAGTTCCTTGATGAAGATCAGACGTGGAAACAATATAGTTTCTACGAGATTGAAGACTATTATGATCCGGTGGCATTCGGAGGGGGCTACTATATCTACAATAGAGTATCGAAGCTCATCTAGCTTATAATCCGTCGTTTGGGGTATGGGTTATAAATTAGATATGGTACTATTAGTAGTGGGAAGTTGGATATCGAACCAAGGGGAACAAGAGATGGGCAAGAGCAATCCACGGAACAAGGGTTTGCGTAAGGGGCAAATGAAGCGATTCTCTAGCACTATGGTCAATTCTGGCAAGGCCGCTAATCGTCTGGTGATCGGCGAGTATACTGCCCGAGCACGGACACTGGCTACTCCTCCCAAAGAAGCTAACTACTCCGATAACGAAGAGCATTATCGTGAACGGAGAATATTTGAGTTAAGGCCTATTGATGTCGTCTTGAATGCTTTGAAAGACTTGTGGACTACGGATTTCTGGCAAGGGTACGATACGTTTAATCGTATCTGCTTAGTTAATACAGTGGATAGAAAACTATTTCTGTTCTTTTCAGGACCACGTTGGTTCTTCGTTCAAGAACGTAGAATAGAACGAGAAGCATCTAAAGATAATCATATGTTAAGAACATATTGGTTGTTACGACGGTCTATCATTTATCCTGACCGTGAGACTGCAATGCGTAGATACTATACCGCTGCGATATGTTGGTTTGAGAAGAGAGATATTGAAAAGCCTCTATTTAGAGGCCTTTGATTAGGCAATTTTGCCAGAACCTAAGGAGGGTTAAATGATCGATGCGGAACTCAAGTTCAGGATGCACTTGGAACGATACGAAGCTGGTGAGTATTCCAAGGACGAATTCATCCTGCATACGCTGAGCCTCATTTCGCCTCCGGAAGCTGCTGCCGAGGAACACACTCACGAAGTGGAGACGGCAGCCTAAGAGTTATCTGAGGAGAAGCCCGAGTGGGAGTCTAGGCAACCCAGCCCGTCACCCATGCCTAGACTAGGCAGCCTCAGATGACGGCGGGAGGGTAGTATGTGTCGTACCTGCTACTCTCCCGTTCGTCCTTTTGTTTCATTAGGGAATTTTCCCAGGCAAGGAGGATTAGCTATGAAGCGCATGACTCTGACTGCGGCTCTGAAGGATTACTTCGCGCCCGATCAGAAGGCGAGTGAGTTCCTTCAAGAGCTGAAGAAATTGACGCCAGAAGACAAACAGTATTTTCGCAATCTGTTGCCTTCCGTCGGATACGAGATCATTGACGCGATGGCAGCGTAGTTAGTCAATTCTCCGGCTAGTTCACTTCCCCGGATATCCCATCCCCAGAGCTAGCCGGACTAGGAGGCCAGGCAGTTGCTCAGTAGAGTGACCAGCCTGGCCTTTCTGTTAAAGCAAAGGAGGATAGAATGCCTGAAGATAGAGAAATGACACTTTCTGAAAGACGTAAACTCAGACTTTCTAGGCTAGGCCCAACAAAAGCAGGACTAAAAGAGCAAGAGATTCTTTTAGAAATGCAAGCTCTTTTGCACAAGATAAGAACTGAAACGCATTTACATGTTAAGCCTGTTATGTGGTCTGATATTTTACATCATTTTGAATTAGCGATTGATTTATTAGAATTTCCGAGAGATTTACTCGAAAAGGAGAGCAAATGATCATTGAATGTGCTTGTGGTCGATTAGAGACTCGGCACGATACCTCTAGTTATCGCATTAAAGGATTGTGTTCGAGATGTAGGGCCGTTAAGTTAGCCCGTATTCAATTCTTATCATCTAGGTACCCTACTGTATTTGCGCCTATTTTAAGGCATGTAGGTAAAGGAAAGCTAGCACGCGTGGCGAAACGGTAAACGCGAGGGTCTTAAAAACCCTTGGGAAACCTTGTGGGTTCAAGTCCCACCGTGTGCACGGGCTCATAGCTCAATGGTAGAGCAAGCGGCATATAACCGTTAGGTTCCGGGTTCGAGTCCTGGTGGGCCTACCATTAAAAGAGAGGAGAAAGGTATGCAAAACCACTGGATGTGGTTAAAAGCAGTTCTTCGCCATGAGAAGTTTGGTTGGAACTGGTTGCGTAGACGTTTAGGAAGGTTTGCGTATCCAGTCAAGCTGATTAAGGGTTGGAAGCGGGCGAGGGACAAGAGGATGGGAACGAGGAAGGCGCTGGAGCGCTTCTGGACAGATGTAATCTGTAACGCAGGGGAAAATGCCATACACGCCGGGCAATTCACTCGTTCAGAGATCAATCAATGGTATCTACTGTTTGGGAAGCATATGAACTTGACCGATCTACTTCCCAAGCAGTTCGAGGTTACAATCAAGGATCAGAGAGCTTTGAAAGGAGCAATACTTAAACGTATTGGTCCTGAGACTAGAGAAGCTTTCAAGTCCAAGCAGAAAGAGAAGAAGACTACTGCTAAGGCCATTCGTTCTCAGTTCAGACGTGCGTTCAGGAAAGTAGCTGTCTGACATCCGTTAGACAAAGAAAGAGAGAAGGAGAAGGTTAATGTCTGCTCAATACCAAGGGTTGATCGCAGAACTTTCAGCCAATGCCACGATACCAGGCAAGCAGCTGGAAGCGATCATGACGGCCTATCCGACATGCTGGGGGTATGCAGCGCCTGTCGAGGATAAGCAGGGGAACAAGAAGCTACTGATGGCTGCGACCAAGATACCGGATGGATGGGCAGCCAAAGACATTCAGGACATGAAGGCTGAGCTTCGAGGTACTCCCGAGATGATGGAGTACTTCGGAAAGTTCTCTGCAGATACAGATGATGTCTGTATGCAGCCTTTCCCTTGCTTGGAAGATGACAAAGGAAATACTCTTCTTTGTCTATTCCTGGAAGGAGATTTTGACCATTGGGCCAAGCCTGATGAGCCCCATCACACTCCCGAGTATATTTGCTATAGGGACAAGATTTCTCCATTGGTGAATAAGTTTAACAAGATGTTAAACGGCAACGTCGCTGCCGTAGTCAAAGAGTTGGGATCGACTGAAATCCAGGATATCTTGGAAGGTACATTCGCTGACCGTGGCGTCATGTACTTCTTGTCCAATGCCGGGCACAGCCAAATGATTGAAGGAGGCAATGACAAGAGGAAGGACGAAGATTGGGGTTCTTTGTCCAATGAGGTTCCTGAGGTTCAGGGAACTACGGATACTGCTGTCAAAGAGACTATGACTTCTGAACTGCCTGAGATGTCTTTGGCAGAAAAGCGTAAGCTCAGGCAGGCTCAAAAGGAGAAGGTCAAAAGCACTCCTGAGGGCATTCACTCAACTGAGGCTACACCAAAGTCTGTGACACGTACGAAGGACACAACTCATTCTGAACAGACGATTAAAGATAGTTTGAAGAACTCTACAGACGTTACGGCCAAAGGTCCTTTTCTCATTACTCTTCCTTCGATTATTAGGACGGTGGAAGAAGCTCTTACTTTCTGGAAGACTAACTTCGGAACCTGTCCGAATGAATACAAGATCAAACAGGCAGATGGGACTTGGTTACCCAGCTACAAGGCAGGGTTCCCATATGAGAAGTTGGCCAAGGGGTCAGCACTCAGAGATAAATACAATACGGATGGTAGTCCTAGGTCTACCGGTAAGGGCTTCGCTGCTCTGGATGACGTTGCTACCGGTAAGGGAACCGATGCCAAGGGTCCTGATCCTGACGCCGCTCGATCCGGTACGACCACGAGTAGAATTCCATTGATGCCTGTCGCTGTCAGAGACAAGGTCATTGAAGAGATTGTCAAACTGGATTTAAAGTCTCGACCGATAATGTCCAACGACGAAGTCAAGGATGTAGAGAAGAAACTCTCTAGCGTCTATGTTCAGTTGAACAATATGGAGGTCGAGGATACGTTCAAGATGTCCTTCGAAGAGATCGACAAATTGAACAAGACATACCCAGATTTCGGTAGCGTTTGGCTATTTGCACTGCGTAACTTCCAGAAGCTGAACTGGAAGACTGCGCAGCCTGAGCCCAAGCAAGAAGAACCGACCAAAGATACTGTCAAGGTCGAAGAGCTAGGGATGACTCTAGCTGAAAAGCGGGCTGCTAGGAAGAAGGCAGCTGCCGCAGCTTAGTAAGCGTAGCGTCTGCGTTATGGGCGGAGACAGGTTGTAAGACCACAAAGCTCATCGGTCCCCCGGCTGTCGAGCGTGGCTGGTCTGTTCTCCGCCCACCCTTTTCCTTCCTCTGGAGTCTCCTCCATGTTCGGCTTCAAGAAAACCCCCATCGTCCAGGTTGATTATAGTCTCTTGATCCAAGAAATGATTTGTCATGCTGCTCAGTGTAATAAGTTCACTCCGGACATAGACCAATTAGAACGGTCTGAGTTTCAGAGAGTGTTCATCTACAATGAGATGAAACATGGACACAGGGCTGCTGGGTTTCTCCCTGAGACTATAGCCGAGAGAGACGCTACCTGCTATACAGATGCGTACTTTGTCATGCACAAGAAACGGCTAGGGAAGGCCAGCCAAGCGATTGCTACTGATGGAGATGTCTGGCCCTTAGCAAACGGAGGGACTGCTGAGAGAGCCCGGATACAAGGAGAATTGTATATTGTAGCCTCAAAGCATATTCCTGTCTTAGATACTTATCACCAGAATACATTAGAGTTTGAACGTAGACGGGTACGTATCCTTAGGCCTTGGAGACACGTTGTCAGGGCTAAGGATGGTTTCCCTCTGAATGGACAGATGTTAGATACTTTCAAGGCAAGAGGCATAGTGCACTCTATGCGTGGGTGCGCTACTATGGATTCTTGGATGTATGTCGGTAACCCTAATTACTGGGGTGAACAAGTCTCTTGGAACTTTAAGACTGTCTCTCAGTTCACTTCGCCTAATGAGAAGTGGTTGAATAACTATTATGCTTTCACCCCTAAGGAGTATGAGACGTGACTAGCTACAAAGATGAGAAGGATTGTCCTGGATGCAGAGAAGCTGCGACTTGGCGTAAGCTAGTAGGGCAATTAAGGATCATAGACATACCGGGGCACTATGTCTATGACGGGGCTACTAAGAAGAATATTTACATACAGCCTGTATTCTTTAGCTATATTGACTACGGAATTACGTCTAAATGGTTCGGTAAATGAAAATAAATGCTAAATAGCAAATAAATGTTGCTGTTAGTACGATTTTACTTGACAAGGGGTATTTTTTAGTATATATAATTTACTTCTCTTTTTCTCTTTTTTCTCTTGTTATCAACATCCCTTAGTATATAGCCGCTAGGTTAACCGTACGGTAGAGTAGCGGTATTAAGGAGGTTTCAATGAGAGTACTTGTATGTGGAGGTAGAAAGTATAATAACTCTATTAAGATTGAAGAGATATTATCTCAATATAAGATAGATTGTCTAATAGAAGGTGGAGCATGGGGCGCCGACTACCATGCAGCCCAGTATGCATATAAATACGGTATCTGGAATGAGAAGTACCCGGCTGAGTGGGCTCGTTACGGTAAGTCTGCCGGGATGATTAGAAATAGGCAGATGTTAACCGAAGGTAAGCCCGAGTTAGTCATTGCATTTCCTGGTGGACAAGGCACAGCAAATATGGTACAATGTGCTATAGATGCTGGAGTAACTGTACGTGTCATCGAAGATAATTGAACAACATATTCCCTGTCCTAACTGTCCATCCTCAGATGCTTATTGTCTGTACGACGATGGACACGGTTATTGCTATTCATGTTTGACTTATACTAGAGGAGATCAAGTGGTTGATGAACGAGAATACACTTATGAATTTTACGGACGACGAGGCATTACGGCAGAGTGTTTTAGGCATTATGGCTGCCAGACTAAAGTTAATAGAGAAGGAAAACCTATCTCCGTTGGGTATCGTTATCCAAACGGGTCGGTTAAAATTAGAGATTTAGAAGAGAAGAAATTCCATTGGTTCGGTACTCCAGAGCCAGGTCTCTACGGCACAGATATTCATGCCTCTGGATCTAACAAATACTGTGTCGTTACTGAAGGAGAGGAAGATGCGCACAGCCTTTGGCAAGTTCTTAAGATTCCAGCTTGTAGCGTTCAATCTAGCGCTACTGCTAAGCGCGACTGTGTTGCTAGCTTCGCATGGCTATCTGGGTTCGACCGGGTCTACCTATGCTTCGACAATGACGGACCAGGTCGAGAAGCTCTGGCAAGCGTCGCGAGACTGTTCGACTACAATAAAGTCTACGTGGTCCGACTCTCTCGGAAAGACGCTAACGAGCATCTCCAGCACGGAGAAGTAAACGAACTAGTGAACGTCTGGACTAACGCCAAGCGTTATACTCCAGACAACATCATCAGTACGTTCACGGAGTTCGAGGATGCTCTCTCCAAGGACACCGCTAAAGGTATTCCATATCCGTGGCCCACCTTGTCTGAGATGACGGGTGGTATAAGACAATATGAGACTGTCTTAGTCACTGCCCCAGAAGGAGTAGGCAAGACAGAGTGGATGAAGGCAGTCGAGTATCACCTCTTAAAGGAGACAGATGACAATGTCGGAGCCATCTACATCGAAGAGCCCAAAGAGTGGCATCTCAGAAGCCTTGTCGGAATTGAACAAGGGAAACCCGTACATCTTCCAGACCAAGCCATTCCAGTACCTGAGCAGGTTGATACCCTCAGAAAGCTTCTCAAGAGAGATGAGCGTCTTTTTCTGTACTCTCACTTTGGGTCAGTTGATCCTGACACTCTCTTGGACACTATTAGGTTTCTGGTGTCTGCCTGTCTTTGTCGGTATATCCTGTTGGACCATATCACCATGGCTGTTACGGGCCTGGCCGGGGAAGACGAGAGAAGAGCCTTAGACTATCTAATGTCTAGGCTAGAGATGATGGTCAAGGAACTAGGCTTTGCTCTAATCATAGTGAGCCATGTCAATGACTTTGGACAAACTCGTGGAAGTCGTGCTCCTGGTAAACTTGCTGATATCCGCATTGATCTTTCTAGAGATGTACTCAGTGCTGATCCCATTATACAGAGCACGATCACCCAAACGATTAGTAAACCTTGTAGGTTTACAGGCCGTTCTGGCTTTGCTGGGAGCATTACCTTTAATAGTAATACTAGGAAGTTTACTGAAGTAGCCAATGATAATGCTGAGTGGAAAGGTACTGCATGTGCCTAGCCAAATGGAACCTTAAGTTCTTTGAGTCAGGGGAATGGCAAGTACTAGAGGAGAGACTCCGTGACCGCTTGGAACAGGGTATTGTGGATAATCCTGACCGTGGAGATCTATTTGCTGCGTTGGATGCTGTTAGTCCTGAAAGGGTTAATGTGGCTATCCTTGGACAGGACCCGTATCCTCAGCATGATAATGCAACTGGCATTGCCTTTAGCATCCCGGTGGGCTCATCTAAGTTTCCTCCGACGCTCCTTAACATCCTTAAAGAATACTCAGAAGACTTAGGATATCCTTACCCTTCTTGCGGAAGCCTTTTACCGTGGTGCAAGCAGGGCGTACTGCTGTGGAATGCACTACCCACCTGTCAGGCAGGGCTTCCAGCATCCCACAGGAATTGGCACGAGTGGTACTTCTTAACTCAGGAGATCATGGAGAAGCTCAATGAACAGAATACTCTGGTGGTTAGTCTTGGGTCTTTTGCTAAGTCTTTTTGTGGCGATGTTCGCCCCGATCATCTCCTCTCGTTCTCACACCCATCTCCACTCGCTGCTCTCAAAGGAAACAGGCCCTTCTCTGGTTCCCGCCTATTCTCCACCATCAATTCCAAATTAGTTAAGTTAGGTAAAGAAGCTATTGATTGGAGGCTGGAATGAGACGAGGTAGATACGGAAATAGGGTATCTTTCAGAGTTACTTTAGATACATACAACGACACTTCAATTGAAGAACTTAGACAAGCTATTGAAAAGGTAATAATCTTAAGAACAAATCCAACGGCTAAGGTTCATTGGCCTGCAGATTACCATGGGAGACCTTCTTATGCCCAAGAGGACATGGACTCCCGAAAAGATATGGATATTATTTCAAGGTAAGAAGGATGGTAGGAGTATTGCTCAAATAGCCCAGGCATTAGGAAAGAGTAAGAATGAAGTAAATTGCTCTTGGAATAATTATGTCAGAAGACGTACCTGGTCTTGGGAGGAAATAAAGAGGACTGTTCATGGAACCTAGATTAGCAGTTAACAACGACTTCGGTCCTGGTCCTCCTATAGGAAACAAGGACTGGATCACTCCTTTACCCGTAGGCACCAGATTCTTGTGTATGGATAATAAGACTAAGAACATTCTGGAATTAGAAGTATTAGCCAGGAGTCCTGGCGATTATGTGAAGTTGATTGATCACGGAGATAGCAGTGTTTGTTGGCACATACCTGAAGCATTCTGTTTTCAGAAGACTTTCGCAGATATTTTAGAGGATTAAATGAGTAACGTAGTTGATTATAATACCTTTAGTACTTTGTCTCTGTTAAGAGATTCCATTAAATGGTTTAAAGGACACAACAAAGAAGGTCTATTTGACTCTGCTATTAAAGTAGAAGAAGGGGCTTACCAAGAGTATCTTCGTTCAGCCAGACAATGAGGGAGGTTGGCATGTTGAAGGGTATCTGCGTCGGGATACTACTTCTATTAACAATGGGGGAAGTGAATGCGCATAACAGACCACGAGTGGAAGCTCCTAGCAATAGTTGGTCTACTGGCTTCTCTGGCTATGTACAACCAACTACTAGGGTTAGCAAAGATACCAGAACGAGAACCAGCACTAGAAGACTGTCCCATCGCAGACAGTTATCTATTAGACGAACGACCGTTCCCGTTC